TTACGGGCGTTTTCCTGTACCTGTCATGTTCTCAAGCTTGAGAATGGCTGCCTGCCCCAGCTTGCGCCGGTTCACTTGGGTCGCGTATTTCTCGACGATCTGGAACGTCTGGCCAGTGATCGCAGACACCTCGGCGACAGTGCAGCCTGCTTCCAGCAAGGCGATGACCGCGTTCTTGCGCAGGCCGTGCGGGATGCACTCCTTGCCTTGCGCACTGCTGAATTTCTTTAGGTCTTTCCGGATAGCCTCATCGCCGACCGGGCGGCCTGAGGGGCTGGAGATGATCGTCATGCCGCGCTTGGGCGTCCGGTCAAGCTCGGCCTTCAGGTTGCGGTGCAGTGGAGGCGAGACTTCCTTGCTGGTCTTCTTCTGGAAGACGAAAATTTCGCCGTTGTGGATGTCAGACCACCGCATCTTCACCACGTCGCTGATCCGTTGGCCGGTGTAATAGAGGAGGTTGATCGCCAGGCGCGTCCGATCGTCCTTGGCCACAAGTCCGGCCTGTAGGATCGGCTCAGGCCATGGCTCATGCTCGCCGCCTTTACGCCGCTGCACGTCCTTCGTGGGTTCCAGCTTCGTCTTCCCGTTCTGCCGCGCCCAAGTGTAGAGAATGCCGAGAACGGATAGAAAGATGTTGTGGGCGCCCGCCCCGGCCATCTTGTTCTCCAGAACAAACTGGACGTCGCCTTGCTGGAGGTCGTTCACAGGGAAGTCGCCCAGGTGCTCGATGATGCGCCGGTTGGTCGACCGGTAGAGATCCTTGCTGCCCTTCGCGAGATCGGCGCGATTCTCCATCGACACTTCGTAATCGCGGACGAGATCGGAGATCAGATATCCGACCGACTTCCGCTTCGTGCGCGCGCCCTTCATCGCCGCGTAGCTGTCGTAGAAGCCAACGTCGCTCGGGTGCGGCAGCGGCGAATATATCGCCGTTCCCTGACTGGTCCGCTTCCCGGTGTTGAAGTAGGCATAGACCTTCCCCTTCGACCGGACATACTTCACATGTTCGAGCTTAGGCAGCTTGGCCATAGTCTCCCCTCAGCCTGCGGCGATAGTCAGGCACGGTTTCGCCGGAAAGGCGAGCGAATGCGGCGTCAAGCGCATCCTTGCGCCAGTGCTCCCGCCCTCCGAACATGATTCCGGACGGCAAGCGACCAGCGATGATCTCGCGCTCGAATGCCGCCTCGCTCATGTCGCAATACTCCGCCGCGGTCTTGCGCTTCATCATTGCAGGCCAGCGGGCGATGCTATGGGGGGTCATGCTGCACTCCCGATAAAAAGGTTGCCTTGGCGACTTGCCTGCTCGGCCTCGTCCTGGGCCGCCTTGATGCGTGCGGCGGCGATCGGCAGGTATTCCGCCGTCAGCTCGCAGCCGATGAATTCGAAACCTTCCAGCATGGCCGCCCGGCCAGTCGAACCGCTGCCCATGAAAGGGTCGAGCACAACCCCGCCCGGCGGCGTGACCAAGCGGACCAGCCAGCGCATCAGGTCGGTGGGCTTCACCGTTGGGTGCGTGTTGCGGTACTGGGTGTCCCGGCCCTCGCTGATGCTGCTGGCCTTGCCGCTCGTGCCGTTGGCGGTCTGGAACGCGACGAAAGCCTTGGGCTCGAACGCGTCCATGCCTGAGTCTCTATCGGCCTTGCTGGCCTTCGCGCAGTAGAAGAACCGGGCCGCGGTGCCCGAGTCCTTTCGCGCTGCGTGTGGGCCCTTGGGCCCAAACTGGCCAAAGGCATTACCCTGCGGAACCGCATGTCCCTGTTGCTTCAGGTCGCCTTGCTGGCCTGGTGCAACTGGAAAGGCGCTGACCACCTCGTCGCTTCCGTCGTGCACCACGTTAGCAGGCCACCGCCCCGCTGGGTTCGTGCCGACGTTCTGAGGCAGGCGCTTGAACTCATCCAGCGAGCCGCGCTGCTCCGCGCTGTATCGAGCACCGGGCTTGCCACGCGGAACCTCGGGGTCATGCCTCACCGGCATCGCCCCTGCACCTGCGCGCAGCACTTCGTCAGTCGGCACCCGGCAGCCGGCGATATTGATGGCGCCCGTGCCGTGCGATTCCACGTTGCGCGAGACGGTGCCGATCAGCGGCTTGCGCGCCATAACGATCGGCTCATGCGCTGGCTTCAACGCGGTACCCCAGCCCTCCCGGTCGCCCTGCAGGTTCCGGGACTTGGGGAAGCCAGAGCCATAGATCCACATGATCTGGTCGCGGATCTCGAAGCCCGCATCCTCGATCGCGCAGGTCATGCGGTGGTAGGTGCGGGCATGGCTGAACGCGAGCAGGTAGCCGCCCGGCTTGAGCACGCGCAGCGCCGCCTTCCACATCGCCACTTCGAACGCAATGCCGGTCCGGTCCCAGGCCCGTCCCATGAAATCGAGCTCGTACGGTGCATCGGCGACGATGCTGTCAGCCGAGTTCTCAGGCAGGCTGGCCAGAGTATCCCGGCAGTCACCCAGGTAGAGCGTGGCCGTACCGATCTTTTCGATGTGGGTCATGAGATGCCTCCCATCCATTCCCGCACGCGCCATGCGTCATGTGCCGCAACCGTGGTCCATCCGGGCATAACGGCGGTGCGTCGCGCTATCGCGTCGAGCGCGGCCGAAAGCGCCGAACCCCGCGTCTCGTGAAAACCACCGCCAAATTTCTCACTAAGCCCGTGGCCGCCGCCTTGGTCGGCCAGCATGACATTGGTCGATTGCAACCAGCCACGATCGAGGTGCAGCAACTTGATCTCGCACAGCGGCATGCCCCGCCAGCCTGCCTGCTGGCGCGGACAGGTAAACGTCTCCGCCTCGTCATCGGGATAGACGCCGTGGTCATTCGGGAGGATCGCCAGAGCTGGCATCGGTGCCGGTGCGAACAAGTCAAGCTGCATCACGCCATAGCCTCCCTCATGCGTTCCCGAGCCCTGATGTTCTCTACGATGTGATTGTACTTCTCGCGGGAGATGAGGCCGGAGTGCTCAAGCTGGGCGGCCGCGGCGAGGTCGTCGGGGGCCTGGTATGCACCGAGCATGCTAATGGCCGTGTTGACGCGGGCGCGCAGGTATTTCGGTGACCCGACCAGAGCGCGTTCGAGCACGGCCTTTGCCTGCACTACCTGGGTCACCTCTACGGTGAAGGTCTTCATGCGACACCTCGGGCTTTGGCGATGGCGGCATCACAGGCGGCGCGCGCTTCTTGCAGCGGAACCGCGTCATCAGGCTCACCATCCCAGTCGACGTAATGCTGGTGGAGGGCGGCACGGGCCGCTTCCAATGCAGCCAGCAGGCAGGGAGAAGCGGCGATCAGGCGGGCGTCGGCGCAGTCGATTCCGCGAACGTCCATGCGATAGACACTGGTGTTCTTGCGCGCGGCCTCGACGCCGACAACATCGCGATCGCCGACCTCGAACTGCAGAAGCTCGCTGGCGTCGACCATGCCGCGACCGGCAGGCTGAAACTCGGGCTGCCCGCCCGAGAAGCCCCAACGCTTGAAGCCCATGACGTAGCGGCGGCCGCTATGCTTGGTGGCGAGATAGAGGCTGTTGCTGTTGGCGTTGCCAAACCAGCCCCAAGGCCCCGGCGTATGCTCAGTGCGGGTGTCGGTCATGGGCGTTCTCCCGTTGTCCAGCCCGATCCGTTCATCCGCTCGTTCCATTCGGCGGCCGAGGGTTCAGGGCGAGTGTCGCGGTAGTAGGGCTTGTGTGCTCGGCACTGCTGCCCCGGCTGCAAAATCTTGGGGTGGGCGCGAGGCAGGCGGCGCTGGCACTCTGGGCATGGAAGGCCGAAAGCCCTGCGCTCGGCCTGCCTCAAATCCTTGAGATCGCGGAAGCCTTGAACAGTATCGCTCATGCCTGTGCCTTTCCGATTTCGATGCCGCGGCGGAGGGCGGCGAGAAGTGCCTTCTCCGCCCAAGGCATGGCCGAGAGATTGATCCGCAATTCGTCGGCGAGGTTCTGAACTTCATCGAGCAGCGGGTCTTCCGGCTCATCCTCGTGCTCAGCGATGTAGCGGGCGAAGGCATTGGCAACGCCCGACGGGGTGTGATTATCGTGCCAACCCGGCTTGGTCTGCGCGTCTACCAGCTGGCGAACGCGGTCATATGCCCATTGCTCAGCCATTCACCCCTCCCCGATCTGCGAGGGGGAGGCGGGGAGGTAATGCGTCGGAGCGAACCTGAACATGCCATCGACGCATACGAAACCAGCGTTGCAGGCCCAGCTATCGCCATCCCACTCGCCATAAACAGGCATGATGGTGTCGATGTTCTTCGAGCTGGGGTCGAGCAGATGGGCTACCCGGATGCGCTGATCCTTCGGCGCGTCGGCAATAGGAAGCCAGCCAGCTTCAAGCATGCCCGCAGCGATATCTGAGGTGGGGGAGGTCATGCGGCGTGCCTTTCAGCGGGTTCGCTCCATTCGACACCGTGCTCGGCGCCGAAGGCGTAGATGCGCTGGCCCCGGGGGATGCCCTTGCGCTTGTGGGTGGTGGGAACTTTGACCGCGTCTTCCGGAGGCCAGCCAAGCTTCAGGCGGTTCCAGATCGTCGTGGGCTTGATCCCAGAGCGTTCGCCCCACTCGGTCATCGTCAGGGTTTGCCCGTCGATGGTCAGGAGGCGGTTGCTGCGCTGGTTGCGGGCTTGATCGATGCGCGGCGCCCATTTGCAATTCCCAGGATTGTAGCCCTCGTCGTTGTTGACGCGCTCAAGGGTCATGCCGCGGGGCGGAAGGCCCATATCAGCGTAGAAGTTGTCGAAGATCATCCAGCGCTCACAGACCGTGATGCCCCGCGCGCCATAGTCAGCATACGCCTGAACATTGGGGTTCAGACAGCGAGACTTCATGCTTGACCAGACGCCGTAGATTTTTGTGCGTTTCATGCCGTGGCGAAGTCGTGTCATGCCGCCAAATCCTCCATGCTGCGGAGCGATCGGTGTGACCACTCGACGCCGTGCCGCGCGCCATTGGCAAAAATGAGTTCGATCAGGGCCGTGAATTGCGACTTTGTCAGCTTCGACGAGCGCATGCCGACCGGGAACATTCCCGCACCTTCCAGCGCCGGCAGGAACCGCAGTTCGACACCCAACGCGTTCATGAAGCGCAGCTTCATATCCTCCGCGCTGAACGTGGCGAACTCGGCAACCTGGGCCTGCGTATCCGCGATGAGCGGCCACATAAGGCGGTTCTGCGCATCGCTGCGCGTGGCCTCACCAAGCCGCATCACGAAGTTGGATGGCGCGCGGTCAATCAGGTTCTTCGCAAATTGCTTCTGGGTGTCACCGACGAGAAAGACGGTGCGCTTTTCGCTGTTCATGCCAACTCTCCCTTGTCGCCCTTCCAGGCATTCCAGTAAGCTGCGGCCATCTGCATTGCGGTCTCCCGGGTGAGACCGATGGCAGACCATCCTTGCGCCGTATGCTGGGAATGGTGGCCATGGCAGAGCGGGATAGCGTTATGATCCGCCGCCTTTGTGCCCATACCCTTCGACGCCGGGTCCGGGGTGTGGGCGGCTTCCATCTTGCCGCTGCAATCACCCCGCGAGGCCATTGCGCACTGCCGACCACGGAGCCACTGGTGGTAGGCCGTGGCCACCTTCCATGCCGGGCGGGCTGCATTGCGGCGGCGTGGGCGGGTGTCGATCTTCATGACAGCTCCCCTTAGAACGGCAGATCGTCGTCGAGATCGTCGCCGAAGCCGCCGCCGGTCGATCCGGCGCCGTCCTGCCAACCACCTCGGCCGGAGTTGTAGAGTTCGCGGTCGCCCGGCTGCCGGACGCCATCGCCGCGCGAGCCGCCCCCGGACTGAGCGCCGTCGAGCAGGATCAGCTTCGCATCGAACCCATTCAGGACAATCTCGGTGGTGTAGCGATCGCTGCCGTCCTGCGCCTGGTACTTGCGGGTGGACATCTTGCCGGAAACGTAGACCTTGCTGCCTTTGCGCAAGTAGCGCTCAGCGATTCCTACGAGCCCGTCGTTGAAAATGGCGACGCTGACCCACTCGGTCTTTTCTTTGCGATTTCCTTCGCGATCCTTCCACTTTTCCGTGCAAGCGATGCGAAGGTTCGCGACACGGCCGCCATTCTGGAACGAGCGGACTTCGACGTCTGCGCCGAGGTTGCCAATGAACTGGCACGAATTGAGCGATGACATTAAGCCGCGTCCTTCATCATGTAGCGGGCCTCAAGATCAGCCACGATGGTGTTGAGTTCGGCGAGGAAGACGGTCACGGCGGCCGTGATGTCTTCGGCCAGCTCGACGTCCTTGGGCACTCGCTGGACGAACAGCTGCATTTCCGGCGGCATGCGTGGATCGAAGCTGACGAAGTCGCACCACTCGCGTCCGGTGCAGAGCATCTGCCAGTGCATCTGGAGCAGGTACTTGCGATCGATCGAGCCACCGCGAAGGGTCTCGATGTGGGTCGAAGTGTTCGGGCACTTGATCTCGACCAAGCCGTCTTCGCCCACCAGCCCGTCGGGGGACGCGCCGGTCCCGGCGATCACCGGGTGCTCATGGAAGCCGGTCTCGACGACACTGCGTCCCGTCTCCATCTCGTACATGGCGCGGGCCTGTGGCTCGGTATCAACGCCATGCTGGATCGCGGCATTGGTGAAGCCCTGCTTTGGCACGCCGGTCAGGCGCTCGGCGATCAGCTCGGCCATGTAGTTGGCGCGCGATGCACCGAAGCCGGTCTTCGTCTTGGCCATCAGGTCGCCGATGCGGGAGGCGGTCACCTTCCCCGCGCGCTGCTGGAACCATTCGTCGGTGCGCTGCTCAACCATTGGAGGCCTCCGCATTCTGGAGCTTCGTGTTCAGTTGCTTTCGGGCGCGCGGGAATGCTGCCGCCGGGAGTTCGCGGACGCTGGGGATGTTGTAGGCCGCGCAGAATCGCCCGGTGTCGGTTCCACTCTTCTCGATGAGCGTGATAAGCTCCGACCACTGAGCGTCATTGACGACGACCGGACCGCGATAGCCGGACGCGCCGTTGCCATCGTCGTCCTCTTCGCCGACCGAGACGTTGAAGATGCCCTTGAGCAGGTAGCGAGCGCCGTAGGAACCAGCGGCACCGGCGGCGTGGGTCTTGGTCATCACGTCGCCACCCTTCGCGCCCTTGCCGTCGGCAGGCATGTCGCGGTGATAGGTGCGGGTGTGTCCGTCCGAGTGGGAGACGTAGCAGACGACACGGACGTGATCCGGCTTCGGGCTTTCGCCCTCGTCGAAGCTCAGCGAGAAGCCGTGCAGCGTGTAGATCGGGCGCAGAACCCGGTCGAGCTTGTCATAAGTCGCGTACCGGCTCTTGGTCTGGGGGTTCGAGGCGTTGGCCGCGATCGGGCGCATTTCCGCCTGCGCCGAAACCATCGCACGGTTGAAGGACAGCTCGGCGTCGCGCGCCTGGATGCGCTCCTGCATCGCGATCAGCCGTTCCATCTTGTCGATGTCGACCGCCGGGTCCCGAGCGGCGCGGGAGATCACGTCGAGGAGGCTGGCGCCGAAGTCGGCGATAGCGGCTCCCTCTTCGATCTTGGTGGCAACTGCGTTCATGGTGCTTGTTCCTTCGGTCTGGCAGTCAGAACTGCACGGAGGTGTGGGGGACTTTCCCGCCGACGAGAGCGAGAACGATGGCCTTGGCGGCAGCCTCATCGACCTGTCCGGCCTGCATGATCGCTTCCTTCACGGCGCTCATGATCTTCGAGCGGTGCTCGCGGTCGGCCTCACGCGCGGCACGCTCTGCGGCGACGCGGTGTTCTTCGGCCCGGCGGGCAGCTTCCTCACGGGCTATACGGTCGCGCTCTTCCTGAGCGGCGCGCTCGGCGGCCTCGGCGCGGCGGCGTTCCGCTGCCAATGCGTCGGCGTGGGCACGGTCCGCGGCTTCACGCTCGGCACGGGCAGCAGCTTCAGCTTGGGCCTTAGCGCGTTCCTCGGCCTCTCGCTCAGCGCGGGCGACGCGCTCCTTCTCGGCCTGTTCTCGTTCAGCGGCTTCCTGTGCAGCCCGCTCCGCCGCTTGGCGCTGGGCCTCGGCGCGCTCGCGCTCCGCCCTTTCGGCGGCCTCTCGCTCGGCGCGCTCGGCCTCCGCAGCCCTGAGACGGTCAAGCTCCGCCCGCTCTTCCTCGGCGCGCTGAACGCGAACCAGAGCAGCAGCCAGAAGGTCGATCGCCGTCCCACGGACCTGCTTTGCGGTCTCGATCCCCTCGCCGTGCACGTCGGCATCAAGCTTGAGGGCGTTCAATCCATCGATGCGCGCCTGGATCGTGGCAGAGGTGTCCTCCACATCGACGCGCTGGGCGGCGAGGATTCCGGCGATCTCTTCGCCAGCCATCTCCTGCCGGGCTTTCTCGGCCTCTTCCCATGCGGTCAGCGGGGCGCGAACCTGATCCTTGAGTGTATCGAGCTGCTGGCGGATCGCCCGGCGCGCTTCATCGACGGCGCTGATCTTGGCGCGCGCATCCTCGTTCAGCTTCTTGCCCGCGTCGTCGATGGCGGTCTTGGTGCGAGCGACCTTGTAGGCCATCGAGGCAATGGCATCGCGACCCTTCTTGGTCGAAACGTCGGCGTCCAGCGCATCGGTTTCCGCCTTCATGGCGTCGTAAAATTCGCTGAACTTGGCCTTGTCCGTCAGCACAAGGACGGGCGTGGCGTTGACGAGCGAGACGATATCGGTTCCGCCCTCAATCTTGGTCTGTGCGTTCATGTGCGTGTCCTTGAGGTCAGTGCCAGGCTGTCAGCTGCGCCCAGAGCGCGCCGAGGCCGGAAGCGGTAGAGAGTGCGACGACGATCAGCGTCAGTTCACGGCGGATGGACATCACTGGCCCTCCCCGGTGTGACGGGCGAAGGTGCGCAGGAGGCGATAGGCGGCGTAGGCAGCGCACGGTGCCCAAGCCATGCCGCCGAGAACGGCCCACACGGTGAACCAGAACCCGTCAGCGAAACGGAGCGCGTCCGGCTGCGTGGTGGCGAGGTGCTCGATCCAGAGGTTGATACCGGCAATGCCAGCGGCGATCGCGAGCGCGGGGATGATGAACCAGCGCATCAGGCGCACCCCTCGTCCATGCCAGCGATCAGGCCGGTGGCGACGTTCCGGAGGAGAGCTGACGACCTCACCGCATGGTAGGCGGCGGCCTCAATGTTGCTGGGGTCTTCCGCGAGCCAGTGCTCCAGCTCGATCGAAGCCTCTTCGAACTCGCTGGGGACGCCTTCGAGCAGGATGGTGGCAAGGCCAGCGATTTCGCGAAGGCGGCGGTTGTCGCGGTCGCGGTTGTCGCGGCGAGCGGTGACGGCCCATTCCGGGCCATCGGTCGGAACCGGGTTTGCCTCGTTGTGGAGCAGACGGCCCTGAGCAATCCCACGGAGGGCAGTCAGGAACTGGCGGTCATATCCGCCGGGAACTTCGCAGGCCGCATCGAGCGCGGCAATGTGCGCGTCGTGGAAGCGGTCCTCTGCAATGAAACGGGTAAAGATGCGCATGGCGATCTCCATCGGGGATCCCGGCAGGTCTGCGCTTGCGGCTCACTGCTGGGCTGATGGGGGTATAATTACGCTGGGCGTAAGTTTGCTGTCAACGGTAAATTACATGTGGCGTAAGTTTTCTTACACTTGGCGCGACTCGGCTGCGCAAGCATGACATCGCTTCGCCGTGTAGGAAAACGGAAAGCGCGCGAATTCTGGGCACGAAAAAGCCCCGCCGAAGCGAGGCTGGTGCAATGTTACTGTGATCGGTGGGCCTAATGGGCCAGCAGGCGGGCCACAACCCCTATGGCGCCCATAACGCCGGCGACTATTCCGAAAACTTCGAATTTCGTAGGCAGGTGCTTGCTTCGCTCTTCTATGGTTGCAAGCGAGGCCTTGGTTTCTCCTGAAACCTTAGTGGCATCAAGCCGCATGTCCTGGAGGGTCTTCTTGATTTCAGACATGTTTGCCTCAAGGCGATCTACGCCTTTTTTGACGTGGCCCATGTCGAATTCTAGGTTGGCGACCCGGCGTTCCATGTCACCTCCATTACCACCACCGAATTGCGGCGGCAAGGACGGTGGAGGAGGTGGTGGCATGTCAACAGGGACGCCTGGTAAAGCCTGCAAGTCGCGGATCAATTCATCAACGCGCTCTTGAGAAATGTTCACTGACCAATTCTCACTGCGTTTTGGATGGATTCCTGCGCCTCCTGAAGAGATGCATCACTCTTTTCAAGAGAGCTTTTCATCAGCTCCAGCGCCTCGCTGCTTCTTTTTGCGTCACGGTCGCCTAGCAATTGGGTGATAGCCAATTGGCGTATCGCTATCCCGTTGTGCCGCGTCGCCTGAGCGAGGTGATATATCGAGAGCTGAAGCATGCGCTTCTCGTAGTCATCAAAAGACAATGATTTAGCCCCCAGTGCCAGCGCAAAAAATCACGCCGCGCTCCCGCCGTTGGCGCGCATGCCCTCGATGTAGGCCCGCACACGCTCTTGCTCTCGCTCGTCCAGCTTGCGGACCAAGTCTATGACGTGACCCTCCTTCTTCGGGTTGCGGCCAATCAATTCCCAAGGCTCGCACCCGTAGATGTCGGCAAGGGCATGGAGCACCCGCTCGCTATAGGGCTGGGTCCCGTTCTCCAGACGCGACAAGCTGGCCCCGGTTTTCGGAAGCCGTTCGTCATCATGGATCTCTAGGCGCGCGACGACCTCGGCCTGGGTCAACCCGGCCATCTTGCGCCACTCTTTGAGGTATATGCGCTTATCGGTCATGCCGGGCATTATCCGGCATCTGGCGTAAGTTGATAATGCCATCGGGCGTAAATCGGACTTGACCTCAAACTTACATGGGGTGTAAGTCTTGTGCATGACGCTGGATGCCTATCTGAAAAGCGGCGCGATTACGCCCGCCGAACTCGCACGGAAGACCGGTCTTAGCGCAGTCTCCATCGGGCGCATTCTCTTTGGGGAACAGAACGCCTCTCACTCCGCCATCAAGGCGATCGTCAAAGCGACAAAGGGCAAGGTGACTGCGCACGATCTCGTGTTTGGCGCTCCTCGCGACCAGAGCGAGAAGCGGAAGGCCGCAGCATGAGCGCGCCCCGCACCCGCAAGCCCCGCGACATCGAGACGTTCCGCGAGCGCCGCGCCTTTCAACGTGACGACCGGGCTTACAGAAAGTGGATGAGCGGCGCCCGCGTTCTTAGGGTTGGCGTCCTGGCGCCTGAATCCTTTATTCCTGGCCTGTCGGCGATTGCCTCCGAAGAAGATTTGCAGCTGTCCAGAGATCAGCTGCGGCAGCATCGCAGTCAAAGCCTTCCATCGCTTGAGCAATCGAGCGAAGCCGGGCTTCGTAAGTCTCTGCGTCAGCATCTTGTAGAAGCCCTTTTCGCCATAGCAACAGGATCAATCCTGCTGATAGCGCGGTTGCTTCGCTTGCCAGATGCAGAGCTGCCTTCGTCGCTTCGGAGTGATTCATTCTCGATTCCTCGTGCGTGTATCGGAACTTGCACGATGACCGAAGCCGGGGCGGCGTCAAGTCGCCTCGGTGGAGGGTCGGAACTGTGATCAGCCTCACCGCAAAGCAGAACGAGCTGCTCACTTACGCGCCGGGCGATGCAGCGAGCGCGCTCGGAAAACCCGTTCTCGTGAGCAGCGAGCAACACACCCTGCTCACGCGCGTCACTGCCGCGCTGGATGCCGACCCGTTCGCCGACCCCATCACCGTCCTCGGCTGCACGATCTCGCGCCGGGCCGCCCGGAAGGTTGAGCGCGACCTGCTCGCCGAACTGGGCCGTGTCGGGTCCGTCCAGACCAATCCAGAAGTCATGGGAGCCTGAGCTATGGAAGACATCATCCCCGCGCTGGCCGCCCTCGCCATCCCCTTCATGCTCGGCATCGTCGTCGGCATAGAGATCGTGAAGCGCCGCCCGGCCTCGACCGCCCAGTTGCTCGGACTGATCCTTGAAGATCAGCTTCGCGCTGTCTGGAGCCGCCGCCAGTTCGTCGGCCTCGGCCCTCAGATATCCAGCACTGTCAAAATCGACGGCAAAAACGGCCGATCGATCGAGATCGAAGTTCGAGAGGCAGCCTGAATGATCGCTCTCTGCGCCGCCTGCCGCAAGGCCACCTGCTCGCACTCCGATCTGGAGTTCGCTGGGCTCGTACCCGTCCCAAACGTCGCCGGCCCGGCGACGCCCCTGCCCGCCCGGTCTGAAACCCACACCCCCCTCCAAGGCCGGGCGGGCCTTTCTGCTCACAATCAATCTCATGCCTCTGAGGTATCCCATGTCTGAGACGCAAGCTGCGGAATTGTTTCCGATTATTTCACGCGAACAATCGGAGAACGCATTCCGCGCAGCCCTGAACCTCTTTGTCGGCCGCGGGCGCCGGTACAGCTCGAAGGAAGTCCAGATCGGGACCGGTGTTTCGCATCGCTTGATCGACTGCTGCCGGTCCTACCCTTCGGGCCACCCCGACCACCGCCCGATGCACATGGGCGCGCAGATGTCGCTCATGTCCTTCCTCGGACCCGAGTTCACCTCGGAGTGGATCAAGCTCGCCGGACAGGTCGCCTTCCATAAGCCGGAAGGCATCGACCACGACGAGGTCGAGGAGGCCGCCCGCGACTTCCTCGCCGCCAAGGGTAAGGCACACCACCCTGACAGCCCCGGCGGCCGCGAGATTGCCGAATGCGAACAGGACGACTTGGACGACAAGGTCGCCGTTCTGCGTGCGGTCGGTTGATGTCCGGCCCGGCCAGCCTCGACGATCACGAAACCCTCGTGCGCCTCGCTGAAAAGCGTGTCCGCCGCGCGAAGGCGAAGATCGCCGCCGAAGAGGCCGAGCTGGCAGCCGCTCAACACTCTCTCGATTCCGCCGTCGCTGGCCGGTCTGCCTGGATTGCTGACCGCGCCCGCGACGAACCCATCATGCTTTGAAAGGACCATTCACATGGCCGAAGTGACTGACGACCGCCTCCGCTTGCTGCTGGAGCGTATTGAGCGTTTGGCTGAGGAGGCCAAGGGCATCGCAGACGACATCAAGGACGTCTACGCAGAGGGCAAGGCTGTCGGATACGACACCAAGATCATGCGCCAGATCGTGCGCCTCCGGAAGATGAAGCCGGACGATCGCCGAGAAATGGACATGCTGCTCCAGACCTACCTCAACGCATTGGGGATGGAGTGATGATCCGGCTGTTCCGTCGCGCGCCGGCCCCCGCCGTTGCCGAGCCGGTTAATCCCGGCCGAGCACTCAACCAGGTCAAAGCCGACAAGAGCCGAGCCCTTCGCCGCGCGATGACAGATCGTCTGCGGGCTGACCTGCTCGCCAAGGGTCATGCGCGCATGACGCCGATCGACTGGAGCACTCTATGACCCCGACGATCGTCTTCCCCTGCGGGCACTCGCACGACCTGGCGAACCTCAAGAGCATCCTGAACCCGCGCTGCGCCACATGCGCCCGCGAGGCTGAGGGGCGCCGGGGCAAGGCAGTGATTGCAAGGCCCGGCCCCCGCCGTCGCAACGAGGCGGAATACAGCGGGCGGATACATGACCCCCTTCTCGGCCAAGAGAACGCCAGCGCCATGGAAGAGGGCAGCCGGCGGCTGCTCACCTCGCTTTACTACAACCACCCCTATGTGTTCGACGCTGCCGAGCGCTCGGGGCGAATGGTGGTGCGCCCGTGATCTTGCGTCTCCCCTATCCGGACAAGCTGCTCTGGCCCAATGGCCGCACCCGCAGCCCTCACGCCAAGGCGCGCAAGGTGAAGTCGCACAAGCAGATGGCCTGGGGCTCTGCCCTCGCCGCGCGGGCCGACTTCACGCCAAGCGAGACCATCGGCCTGCACATCATCGTCCACGCCAAGCGCACCGGCCCGCTGCCCGACAAGGACAACGTCGTGGCTGCTTGCAAGAGCTATCAGGACGGCATCGCCCAGGCTCTCGGCATCGACGACAGGCATTTCGCCACGCCGACAGTGGAGTTCGCCTCCACCCGCACCGGCGAGTTCGTGATCCGTGTCGGAGGCGCCGACCAGTGACCGGCTTCGTCGCCTTGGACCGTAGCGCGCTGGATCACCCGCTCCTGAAGGATGCGGAGCGCTTCCGTGCGTGGTTCTGGATCGTGGCCAAGGCCTGCTGGAAGCCCACACCCTACGACGTCAACGGCAAGATCGTTTCCCTCGATCGCGGCCAGCTCTGCGCATCGCGCGCGCAGCTTGCCGAAGCATGGGGATGGTCCCCTTCGGCGGTCGAGCGGTTTTTGGTCCGGCTCGAAACCGAACAGATGATCGGACGGGCAACCGGACAAGGCCGCACCATCATAACCGTATGCAATTACGGGAAATATCAGGACATCGAAGAGAAGACCGGACAGGCAACCGAACAGCCAACCGGACAGCGATCGGACAGCGATCGGACAGCAAAAGAACAAGGAAACCAAGAAACCAAAGATATTCCGTCTCCTATCGGAGACGGGCGCGACGCGCCGGAGCCTTTGGCCCTGGACCTCGCAGGAGCAATCTTCCGCACCGGCCTCAAGCTCCTGATGGCCTCTGGCCACAAAGAGCCCGCAGCCCGCTCGATCATTGGCCGGTGGAGAAAAACCTACTCGGATGGCGCCGTGCTCGCTGTTCTGGCTCGCTGCCAGACTGCCCAGCCCGCGCCTTCGAGCCCGATCGAGTGGATCACCAAGGCCTTGCAGGCCGAACAGCAGCGCGCGGCCGGCCAGGCCCCGCAACCCCAGCAACAATTCCCAGAGCGGGCGTCAGTCCGGGAGATCGGCATGGATCTCGCCGCCCGGAAGCGCCGCGAGCGCGTGGAGCAGGAACAGAGGATCGCAATCGGTGCACGATGAACCCGAAATCGAAATGGCCGCGATGCTGTCGGCAAGCCTCGCGCTTGTGAAGCCCGCCGGCATGACCTCGAAGGAGGCCGAGGACTGGCTGGACGCCGCGTTCGACGCGCTGGCGCACCTGCCGCTCCACATCTTCCGCGACGGCATCCGGGCGGCTCGCCTAACCTGCGACCACCCGTCCAAGATTGTCCCGGCCGTGATCGAGGCCACCAAGGACGCGCTGTCCTGGCACAACCGGCCCAAGACGCCCCCGGTGCTGCGCCTGGTCGCACCGGAGAAGCTGGGCGTCGGTGAGCCCCTGCCTGATCCGGAAACGCTGATGGCAGGCCTCAAGCGCATCGGGCTCCAGCAGGGCTGGCTCGTCGAAGGCCCGAACGGCCTGGAATGGGCGAAGGAGACCGCGGCATGATCCACATCACCCGCCACGCCATCGACCGCTGCATTGAGCGTGTCCCCGGCATCACCACCGAGGAGCAGGCCCGCACTCTGCTTACGTCGCGGGCGATACTGGCGGCCGCTGGGTTTGGCGCCAAGTATGTGCGCCTCGGCACTGGTCACCGCGTCGTGATCGAGGAAGGCTCGGTAACCACCGTCCTGCCGACCAACACTCACGCCTGGAAGATGGGCTCACGCTGGGACCGCATCCGCCAGCATGCCCGAGGATGGGCGCGCTTCTATCGCGAGGACGACGCCGCATGAACGCGATCACCACCATCATCCCCGCCGGTACTCCAGCCACTCCGCAAGAGGAATGGCTGAACCGCGGCCGGGACATTGCCCACCGCAAGGTCGCCCTCGAATGGGACATGGCCGAATGGGTTGCCGAGGGCGTACGTGACGGCCACGCCAAGCAGCTTGGCTTCGACTTCGCCGCGCTTGGCAAGGAACTGGGCATCGCCCCTGCAAAGCTTCGCGAGGCTTCCGTCGCCGCGGGCAAGTTCCCGCCCGCCCTGCGCGATCCGAGCCTTTCCGTCGAGCACCACGCCGCTATCGCCAGCTTGGATATCGAAGACGCATTGCCGTTGCTCAAGATGGCCTCAGTGGAGCGCCTAAAGCCCAGCGACTTGCGTGAGGCGGTGGTGCAACGGCGGCTCGATACCGGGCAGAACTTCAGCGACGACGATATGGGGTCTAGCCTCGAAGCGATCCTGTACCGCGACTTCAATCGGATGGCTTCATACCCTGAGCATCAAGAGCGCGCCGCCAAAACGCTCATGTTCGCCATCAAGCACGGCAAGACCATCATCGACCCGGATGAAGCCTGCGAAGACGACGAGGATTACGAAGATGACGCGTAAACTGCTGCCCACCTCCGCACCGAAGCGCATCCCACCGGAGTTCATGGAGAAGTTCAAGCGCCATGGCTGGCGCCGAGTGGAGAACATCTGGGGCAAGTCCACGGTGCTCGCCTGGCGAAAGGCGATCGGGGCCAAGCGCATGGCTCGTGAGCGCAAGCGGTTCCTGAAGGAGGAAGCTGCACGATGAACCGCCCGTATCCGCCCCACGACCTTGCAACGCTCTCCGATCTGGAGATGCTCGATCGGTTCGTGCCTGCGCCGGACCTGCTGGACTGGATCCGCGCCACGTTCCTCGATGAGGCGAGCCCGCTATTCAACATCGAGCACGTCCACCTGAGCGACGCAGCGCTCGGCGTGCTCTGGACCAACTGCGACAATAGCAAGCAGATGCGGGCCGTCATTGGCCAGGCCGAGCTGATGCCGCCGATGGCTATGGGCAAGTGGCAGCGCGCGCGGGCGATCCAGCAAGTAGAGGAATGGTTCGGCGGTATGCCCGACTTCCTGCTGACGTTCAGCGCGCCCGCTGCCGCCGGGATGGACGATCCCTCGTTCTGCGCCCTGGTAGAGCACGAGCTTTATCACTGCGCGCAGAAGCGGGACAAATACGGGATGCCCGCCTTCAACAAGGATACCGGCAAGCCGATCCTCGTGATGCGCGGCCATGACGTTCAAGAATTTGTCGGCGTCGTCGAGCGCTACGGGGCAATCGACCCCGAGGTGGCTGCAATGGTGGCCGCAGCAAACCGAACCCCGACGATCGGCCGGGCTAGCATCGCCAACATGTGCGGCACCTGTAACCTGAGGGTAGCATGATCGAAGAATGGAAACCTGTCCCGGGGTACGAGGGAATCTATTCGGTTTCTAACTTCGGCAATGTGAGGCGGGAGCTTTCGCGCACGTTCGCCAAGGCGGGCTCGATCCTCAAGGCATCGTTGCGAAACGGATATCCGTTCGTGCAACTTTGCCGTGACGGGGTCAGGACCAGCACGAGCATCCACCGTTTGGTGGCAGAGGCTTTCATAGGGCCGTGCCCAACGGGGAAATGCGTCAATCACATTGATGCAAACCGGCAGAACAACCGCATCGATAATCTCGAATATGTCACCCAGACCGAGAACGTCGAACACGCATATGCGCTTGGCCTGCGGGATGCTCGCGGATCTGGAAACGGCCAAGCGCTTCTCACCGAAAGCGATGTCCGGGCAATTCGAGACGGGTGCACCAAGCGGGGAGATCAGACCGCTCTTGCTCGGCGGTATGGCGTTAGCCCGAGCACCATTCGCGACATCGTGAAGGGGCGAACATGGCAGCATGTCCAGACCGGCCCCGAGTTGACGCAGGGGAGACAAGGCCGTGGCTGATGCCAAGCTCACCGACGACGTCAGAACCTTCATCGTGCAGGCGCTCGCGTGCTTTGACACGCCCTCGCAGGTGGTTACCGCCGTCAACCAAGAATTCGGCCTGACGATCACCCGGCAGAACGTCGAGAAGTACGATCCTACGAAGGTCGCCGGGGCGAAGGTTTCGGCCAAGTGGCGCACGCTGTTCGAAGCGGCCCGTAGGTCGTTCGTGGACGATTCCTCGCAGATCGCGATCGCGCACCGATCGACCCGCCTCCGCGCACTCCAGCGCATGGCTACGAAGGCCGAGGACAAAGGCAACTTCCCCCTGGCCGCCCAGCTGCACAAACAAGCCGCCGAGGAAATGGGCAACGCCTACACCAATCGCCGCGAACTGACCGGCAAGGACGGGAAGGATCTGCCCTCTGCGGCGCCCGCCGTCGCCGTGTTTGCCCTTCCCGACAATGGCCGGGACACCCCGGCATGACCCCCTCCCCGGAGACCAAGACCATGACTGAGAAGCTGATGCCGTGTCCGCTGTGTCACGGCAACAACCTGTCGCACGGGACCGTGCATGCTGGGATAACCTTCGGGACTGCCGGATGCCGAGATTGCGATCTCAAGATCACCTCTGCGTCTGAGGCCGAATCCATCACCGCCTGGAACACCCGCCACCCCGCCCCGGCCGCCGATGAGGTGGAGGCGGAAGTTCTCGACCTGCTGTTCCAGATCGACAACCTCGATCCTGCGGAGATCGCGAAGTCGCCATCATTCGTGAAAGAAACGGTTCGGGAGTCCATCGCCGCAATGCAAGCCAAGAGCGCCGAACCTGCTCGTGAGGAAGTGAGCGGGGAGGGTTTCCTCTGCTTCCGGTACAAGAACTACCGTGGCGAAGTTTCCGAGCGCACTGTCAGGCCGATCCGTGTCTACCACGGCGCGACCGAATGGCATCCAGCGCCGCAATGGCTACTCGAAGCCTTCGACATGGAGAAGGACGCGGTTCGGGCTTTTGCCATGGCCGACATTCAGGCCGCGCCAGAAGAACCGGCGATCGGTGATGATGTCGATAGGGTGGCGCAGGCGATGTATCAGGGCAAGCGCTGGGAGGACGCTTCCGAATTCACCAAGCAGATGTATCGGGAAGACGCCAGGCGCGCGATAGCAGCCATGAACCCCAAGCCCGCCGAAGTTGCGAAGGTGGTGGCGACATTCACCGAAGACGGCCTCGGGGTGAGCATCAAGCCCGCTGAATGGGAGTGCATGTGCGGCGTCAAGAACCCGGACGGAAACGCCGTCTGCGGCTTCTGCGACTGCGAGCGGTGCTTCGGAGACAAGGGCCTTCGCCCTGTCGCTGGAAAGGCGGTGGAAGTCACGCCGGAACAGTCCGAGGCGCTGCACCGCGCCATGATCGCCAGCATGGACGAGGTTATTCCCCCTGCCGCCGACGTGGCCGGGTCCGCCACCCCGACCAATCCCGAAAGGTTGGTGGAGGCGATGCGGCTCTTTGCCGATCTGACCGAAGTGCAGAAAAAGGCGATTGCTGGCGCGGTTTTCATCGGCGGCGAATGGGTTCTTACCACCAAGTATGAGGACCATCCCGAGGTCGCGGAAGACCTGTCCGAAGCGATAGCGGATTGCGTCTCCGGCATTCTCACTCCTCTAGGGGCAATGATCCGCGCCGCCATTACCGCCGCGCCTTTGAAGGAGGGAGAGGGGGAATGAGGCTAGCTCGCATAAAGCCGGGGTCGCTGGACCAGTTCGGCAACGTCATCGACTATCAGGGTGCGACCGTTGCTTATGGCCCATGCTTCATCCCAGAGGACATTTCGCCAGCACGCAAGGGACGCCTTGGCGAGGCCGGTTGGTGTAAAACGCCCGCCTCGCACTGGCCCAGCATATCCCCTCACTCCGGCTTGTTCTGCATCCATAGAGGGGCTCTGAAATGAGCGGCCTTATCGCAGTGCTGGCGGTGGGCTTCGTGCTCGCCGTCCTAGCAACCCCTCGCGAACGACCTGTCACCCGAACCCGGCGCGGCCTCGAAATGAAAGCGCACAAGGGGCGCCTTGTCCATGTGCGCGAAACTGAAAGCGAGCACGAACTATGACCGAGATTGACGCTGAAAAGCTGCGCGCGCTGGATGCTGAAGCCACCCCTGCGCCTTGGGTCACCCAGGGTGTCCCATACGATGGCCTTAAAGGCCCTATCATTTTGGGCGGCCCAGACCGCATCTATGTAGCCCAAACGGTCTACGACATGCAGAGCGCGACCGAAATCCACGCGATCGACGAAGACACCGAACTGATCGCCTATCTGCGCAACCTCGTCCCCGCCATCCTCGCAATGGCAGAGGAGAATAAGCGGCTCAGGGAGGCGTTGGGCGACATCGCGAACGAAAGCAGTGATCGTTGGGCGCGAGACCTTGCCCGCCGCGCTCTCGGAAAGGAACGGTCATGAGCGAGATCGAGATCACCGATGACGACATCGAAGCCGTGACTGACGCTGCCGTATGCAGGCTTGCGGACACCATTGTGCTGCGCAACCAGGGGTGCGGCAACGCCTCGGTCCTCATCGATCGGTTTGTGAAACAGGTTCGCCACGAGGCGCGCGCCGAGGCGCTGGAGCAGGCGGCTAAGGTGGCGGAAAGCCCGAACTATGGACTTCCTCCGCACAAGTCTGTGAAAGTTGCCACCGCTATCCGCGCCCTCCGCAGCGGTGAGAGGGAGGGGTAGAGCCAAGCCGTGAACGCCCACACCTCCATCACTTCCGGCATGGGTCACAACGGCGGGCCGGAGATCACCGCCGAGACGATCAAGCCCCAGCCCGGCCCCCAGACCGCTTTCCTGTCCTCGCCCGCCGATATCGTCATATACGGCGGCGGCGCGGGCGGCGGGAAGACCTGGGGTCTGCTCATGGAGCCGCTGCGCCATGTCAGCAATCCCGGCTTCGGTGCGGTGTTCTTCCGGCGCTCCACGGTCCAAATCCGCAACGAGGGCGGCCTATGGGACGAGAGCACCACGCTCTATCCCCTGCTGCGCGCCGAGCCGAAGGAGCACACGCTCTCGTGGACATTTCCCACCGGTGCCAGCGTCAGCTTCGCCCACCTGGAGCACGATAAGACCCGCTTCAATTGGCAGGGCTCGCAGATCCCGCTGATCTGCTTCGACGAGCTGACGCATTTCACGCCGACCCAGTTCTGGTACATGGTCAGCCGCAACCGCTCCATGTGCGGTGTCCGGCCTTACATCCGTGCGACCTGCAACCCCGATGCGGATAGCTGGGTCGCGGACCTCATCGCCTGGTGGATCGACCAAGACACGGGCCTGCCGATTCCGGATCGCTCCGGCAAGCTGCGCTGGTTCGTTCGCGTGGGCGAAGACCTGCGCTGGGCTGATGATCCGTCCGAGCTTGAGCAATACACCATGCTCAACGACGCGGGCGAGAGCGTACCGATCCCGCCGAAGTCGCTGACGTTTATCCCGGCCAAGCTGACCGACAACAAGGCGCTGATGGCCGCCGATCCGGGGTACATGGCCTCGCTGCTGGCCCTGCCGCTGGTGGAGCGCGAGCGCCTGCTAGGCGGCAACTGGAAGATCAGGCCCGCCGCCGGGCTCTACTTCCAGCGGGCCTGGTGCCGGGTGGTAGATGCGATTCCTGCCGGAACAGTGTTCGCGCGCGGCTATGACCTTGCCGCCACGCCGCGCACCGCCGACAATCCCGACCCGGACGCCACCGCATCGACGAAGATCGGTCGCATGCCGGACGGCCGATTCATCGTGGTCGATAGCCATGCTGATTGCCTGTCGCCCAATGGCGTCGAGAGCCTGATAGTCAACACCGCGTCGCAGGACGGCAAGGGGTGCCTGATCTACCTGCCGCAGGACCCCGGTCAGGCGGGCAAGGCTCAGGTCCAGAGCCTCAAGCTCAAGCTGGCGGGGTACAACGTGCGATCGTCACCGGAATCGGGCGACAAGGTCACGCGCTTCGGGCCGTTCTCCGCTCAGGCTGAAGCCGGAAACGTCGATGTGCTGCGCGGCCCGTGGAATGAGGCGTGGTTCTCAGCCAACGAGAACTTCCCCAGCGCCAAGCACGATGACACACCGGATAGCACCTCTCGGGCGTTCGGGGCCATCGCGCTTGGGACGCGGTACGATATCAGGAATGCTTAGGCCTTGGCTTTGTCCCGAATCTCGATCCCGGCCAGCTTGCTCGCAGGAAGCGCCTGGTAGATCGCGCCGATCTCCTTCGGCTCGGTAATTGCCTTTTGGACAATGAAGTTGATAAGCTTAAACAGCGAAAGGACAGTTGCAGGATCGTCCTTCAGATCAAGCTCACCTGGATGAACGGCCTCGTTTCCGATAACACGAACTGAATCGAGAGCTTGCTGTAAAGCCACATTAATTACCCCTCTTTCGACCAGATCTCCGATCGCTTTATTGATGTCCTTTTGTTCCGATCCAAGAATAGGACAAAGTTTTTGCACAACCAAACGCAGTAGTGCCGCCGCCCCTCGCGGCGATTGGTTGCAAATAAGCCTCGCCTCCTCGAAATCAATCTTCAACGTGTCTGGCAAATCGGCTGCCGGAGCCGGAGCAGAAATCGTCGCAGGATACACAAGCTTGCCATCCGCAAATATCGTTTCTGCACTGCACGCACTGCACCGCGCGATGACGATGTTAGTTCTTCCAGATGAGCGGGAATGCGATGGCCAGTAAGCCAAACTCCTAACCATCCCCCAATGGTGGAGGGCGAATGTGCCACAGCCCGCGTGCGCGCAATAATGAGAGTTGTCGACTGGATAAGGCAACTCTTGTTCAAAGCTCAAACTTGCAAATACCTCAACCGCCGTCTGGTGATTGCTCATCGTTCCCCCGATTCGATGTGGAAATATGTGCCCCTGATAGCGGTAATCGGGATTGGCACACATACCTACCATTACCCGCATGTCCGGCGGCCGCATCCGATCCATTCGCTTCAAGGACGGATACACCGTCGATAGCCTGACCAACGCGGTCTCGGGCTTTGGCACGCATGCTGACCCGCGCAGCTACAACCGGTTCCTGCCACGCAACCTTGATCAGTTCCAGATCGCCGCCGCCTACGACGGCTCCGGCATGATGGCGAAGGTCATCGACATTCCTGCGCTCGACATGGTGCGGGAGTGGCGCAACTGGCAGGCCGATGCGAAGCAGATCAAGGCGCTAGAGGCAGAGGAGCGCCGCCTTGGGCTGCGCGAGAAGGTCCGCATGGCGGAGACCTATCGCGGCCTCGGTGGTGGCGCCCTGGTCATCGTCACCGCGGGCGATCACTCTTCGGAGCTGAAGCCCGAGCAGATCACCAAGGGCGGTATCGTTGCGATCAACGTCGTGACACGCTGGCAGATCACCGGCGTCGATTTGGTCGACGAGATAGCCGATCCGAATTACGGCAAGCCCACCTATTGGCGCATGGGCAGCAGCCAGACGAACATCCACCCTTCCCGCGTAATCTGCTTCCGAGGCGATCCGGTCCCGCCGATTCTCCCTGTGTCGCTCGATGATCGCTTCTGGGGCCGTGCCCGCGTCCAGCGCGTGCTCGATGCAGTCCAGAACGTCGACACCTCCCAAGGTGCATTCGCCTCACTGATCACCAAGGTGCGGAACGTCATCATCGGCATTCCGGGCCTGATGGACCTCGTTTCGGACGCCGACGGCGAGGCTGCACTGCGCCGCCGCCTGTCCGCTATGATCCTTGGGGAGAGCATGTACAACGCCATGCTCCGCGATGCAGGGGATGGCACCCCGGGCGCGGGCGAGACGATCGACCACCGCCAGGTTAACTGGGCTGGCATTCCCGACGTGATGATGGCGTTCGGAGCCTTCCTCGCCGCAGTTTCCGACATTCCTGCCACTCGCCTTCTAAGCAAGTCGCCCGACGGCCAGAACTCCACCGGCGACAGCGACACCGCGAACTGGAACCGCATGGTCAAGGCCAAGCAGACGCTTGAGCTACAGCCGTGCATGGACCAGCTCGACCCGCTTCTGATGGCTTCCGCCGGGGTGGCCGCGACCGATGATGCCGAAGTCTGGGCCGACTGGGCGCCGCTCGACACGCCCAGCGAGAAGGAAGAGGCCGACACCTTCAACGTCACCATGGACGCCATGGCGAAGCTTCAAGCGACCGGCGCGATCCCAGACGAGGCATTCGCGAGGGGCCTGCAGAACCTCATGACCGAGCGGGGGTGGATACCCGGCCTCGAAGGCGCCCTCGCAGAAATCCCCGAAAACGAGAGGTTCGGGTTGAACCCGGACGACGACGGTACGGACCCGTCTGCCATAGCGGCCGAAGGAGGTGATCCTAATCTCGAAGGCGCAGGCGGCGCGAATGGAAGCGTGCCGCCTCGCCGGGCTGCGAACGATGCCGCGGCCGGGTTCTTTGCCGATGCCGCCCCCCGCCCGCTCTACGTCCAGCGCAAGCTCCTGAACGGCGCCGCGCTGATCGCCTGGGCAAAGGATAACGGCTTCAAGTCCACGCTGGCCGCCGACGACCTCCACGTCACGGTGCTGTATTCGAAGACCGCTGTTGACCCCATGAAAATGGGCGAGAGCTGGGCAGGCGACGAACAGGGCCGAATCCGCGTGAAGCCCGGCGGTCCGCGCGCGATCGAGCGCTTCGGCGAGAATGCCGTCGTGCTGCTGTTCGCCTCGTGGGAACTGGAGAGCCGCCACCGCTCCATGGTGGACGCGGGCGGAAGCCACGACTTCGATTCCTATCACCCACATATCACCCTGTCATATGAGGTGCCCGATGGCGTCGATCTGACGGCCATCAAGCCTTACGCGGGCGCGCTCGAATTCGGCGAGGAACTGTTCGAGCCGCTGGACCTCGATTGGAAGCGGAAGGTCACCGAGGCATGAGCGGCCCCCGCCTTCCAATCGCCCGTATACGCAACGCCGCACTCCGCCGCGTGGCCATGGTGATCGTCTTTCCGCTGCTTATCCTCTGGCACTTCAACTGGCGGCTTCTCGCTTTTCCGCTCGCAGTCTGCTGGAATGCGACTGAGGCAGCAGTCATTGCCGCCCGCGACAGCATCCGGTCGGACCTGAGCGTTCGATCGATCCGCCTCTTGGCGCTTGGCTGGAAAACCATGTGGCGTGGCTCGCAGGCTGACGCAGAGCCTACGCGCGAGGCCTGACGTGCCCCGCTACGACCTCGCGGCCATGACGCGCCGGGCCAAGCCGGGCATGCGCAAGCGCTCCATTGTCCTGCGCGACATCGATCCTCCGGGAACGCTTGCGACGAACCTCTACCGGGCTGTGTATAACCCTGTGGTTCAAGGGTGGGCAGCCGGTGCAGAACGCATCATCGCAGCCTACTCGGCTACCGTCTCCGAGATGACGACGGACGCCCCGGCCGACGTGCGCGCCGAGATCGACGGCGCTGCCGAGCAGATCAACCGGCTTGTGCTGCTGCTGACGCCAGAAGTGCGCGACTGGGCGCTTCGGACGGAGCAATGGTACCGCGGCAAGTGGCGCGGCGCGGTCCTGTCGGCCACCGGTGTGGATTTGGAGACGATGATCGGCGCCGGCGACGTGCGCGCCAGCCTTGAGACCTCGATCGAGTGGAACGTTGCCCTAGTCAAGGACGTGTCCGACGTGACGCGCCAAAAGATAAGCAACGCCGTGTTCGATGGGCTGCGCAACCGCACCCCGGCGCGCGAGGTGGCCAGCACCATCCGGGACAGCGTAGGCATGAGCCGAAAGCGTGCGACCCGGATCGCCTCGGACCAGCTCAACAAGCTGACCAGCGCGCTCGCGGACGAGCGGCGGCGCGAGGCGGGAATTGATACGTGGATCTGGCGGCATAGCCGGAAGGCCCACCCGCGCCTAAATCACCAGGCGCGGGATGGGAACGAATACACCGACGAGACGGCGCCGCAGGACTTGCCGGGCCGGCTGCCTTATTGCGGGTGCCGCTCGCAAGCGGTGATCACTTTTTAGTAGTGAGCTGTCTTGGTAGCCTCAAACGTAAACAGATCGATTTTCCGATCCCCAACCGCCTTCGAGATGCGCCAGGTCTTGAAACCGGTAGTGCCTGCGAGTGGGTCTCGCCGGAGAACATCAGTGTGCCCCAAATCGATGTCTTTGATCACGGCGAAGCCATGACCATCAACACTTTCGACGGCGAGGCCGTAGAAATCTCTCGCGATTTTGAAAGCTCCGACCGGTTGGTCAACTAGGGCCGGTTTATACATGGTATCCCAATCGCACTCGAACTCGATACCCTCAATAATTAGAGCATCTTCGGAATCGGCATTTGCCAAAGGGAAACCCTTTCCTTTTCGATCTCCACCGAGAAAAACGATGTGAGGTTCGCTCCCGCCGGTAAGCAGAATGGAAAGATTGCTGTGCTTGAGTAGGCGCACAAATGCGACATTGCGGACGCCTTTGATGTCCGCGATCTTCGCGATAGTCGATGGAAGAAAAGCCATTGATATCACCCCTTTCGGGGTCCGACGCTATTTCTTCCGATGACGCTGGTAAACCTGAATTCTGCGCGACAGAATCGTTTGGCAGACTGCTAGCCCGCCGATTCTCAGCATGATAGGATCGCTCATGCCCAAATCACCGCTCGAACGTGCTGCCCGCGCCCTCTGTGAGCTGGACAACAACCCTCCCGGCGCCACCATGGGCGGCAAGCCTCTGTGGATGGACTATCTGCCTGAGGCTAAGGCGGCCTTGTCGGCTATTCGGGAGCCGAGCGAGGCGATGGTTCAGGCAGCAGATGCTTCGCCGTGCTGGATCGGACATGGCGAGGATGAAGTCATTTGGCCAGTGGCCTGGGCAGCCATGATCGACGCAGCACTGGAGGAAGGGTGAAACCACAGCGATCCGCGACAATCATTGGCAATTAGCGTTGACTACGGCAATGGCGCTTGATGTTTCTTCGCAAATTGATCGCAGTCGCCATCATTCTCTTGCTCATTGCCGCCGTTGTCGCCGTTTGCGTCATATCGATGGCCTCGGAAAGTGGCCCTGCGGACGCGCTTCTTGAACCGAATGACGCCGCAGTTCACGGTAGGTGAGATAAGGCGGGTGCTTCAACGGCGGTAAAGCCATGCCTCGCGCGCGAATACCGTGCGAGGCATGCAATTTCGGGACAGCCTCACCCTTGACGCCCCCCGCCGCATTGAAGGCGGCGCCATGGCCGTTCGCGCTCGCGCGGCCCGCACCGGCGTCTATCAGTACGGCGGCTCCGAGGTAGATCCCGAGAACAAGCACGGCCTTCGCGATACCGCCCTGGTCAACGTGCTCCGCGACGACGGCACCGTCTTCGACGAGAAGTCCGTCCGCAGCTTCATCGGCAAGCCCGTCACCGACGACCACCCCGCCGCCCCCGTCACGACCGAAAACTGGCGGGATCACGCGCGCGGCACGATCATGGGTGCGATGCGCGACGGAGATTACCTCGCCTTCGACCTGCTGCTGACCGACGCCGAGGCCATCGCCAAGGTGGACGGCGGCAAACGCGAGCTGAGCAACGGCTACAGCAGCGACCTCGAATTCGGCGACTTCACGGCACCCGACGGCACCAAGTGTCAGGCCCGCCAGAAGTCCATCTTCGGAAACCACGTTGCACTGGTCGATCGCGGCCGCGCCGGTTCCGAATGCGCCATCAAGGACGGGTTCGCCGTCTGCGACGCCCTTCCCTCCAACATTCTCGATTCACTCACTCAGGAGAGCCCTGTGCCGAAGATCGTTCTCATCGACGGGCTTTCCGTCGACGTGTCGAACGCGGACATCGCCGCTACGACCATCACCACCCTCATGACCGCCCGTGACGCTGCAAACAGCAAGGTCGCAGGCCTCGAAACCCAGGTCGCCACCCTCACCGCCGAGGGCCAGACCAAGGACGCGAAGATCACCACGCTCGAACAGCAGGTGAAGGACGCGAAGCCGACCCCGGCCCAGCTGCGCGACGCCGGTAAGGCGCTTCTCGTCGCCGCTGGCAAGGCCAAGGCTCTGGGCGTCACCGTCTCCGACGAGATGGATGAAGCCGCGATCATGGCTGCCACCGTCTCGAAGCAGATGGGCGACGCCGCCAAGGGCTGGACCGCCGACCAGATCGCTGCCTCGTTCGCGGTCCTGACCAAGGACGCCAAGGTCGAAACGACCGGCGTGCAGCCCCTCGGCTCGCCTGTCCTTCAGGACGCCGCCACCCTCGCCGACACGGCCCTGGCCAAGGCGAATACCGATCTCAACGCCTGGAGGAATGCATAATGGCCCTCACGTTCAGGAACTCGCTCGCCGCCTTCGCGCTGGGACGCCGTGTCAACTCGGAAGAGTGGAACACCTTCACCCGCACCAAGGAAGGCGAAGCTGCCCTCGGGTTCGGCGTGCCGGTCATGCCGGGCGCTGGCGCGCATACCTGCGCCGAGCTTGACGCCACCACCGGCCGCAATGTTCTCGGTATCACCGAGGCCGCGCTGACCCTTCCCCGCCCCGGCGACGCCTACGCCCAGTACGACAATGTCGGCGTCTGCGAGGTCGGTGTGATCGGCGTGCAGCTTGGCGCGAACGTCACCAAGGGCGCGCAGGCGCGCTGGAACACCGCCAACAAGACGTGGACCGGCGCCGCCCAGTCCGCAACCGTCGTCACCATCCCCGGCGCGCAGTTCGAAGAGGATGGCGCATCCGGCTCGGTCGGTGCGGTTCGCTACCGCCGCCCCGTTCCCTCTCTCTCTGTTTCGGGGTAACCGCACATGCAGAAGCTTCTCACCGACGCGCAGGCCCTCTCGCTGGTCACTGCGCAGGCCTACCGGGTCAATCAGACCGTCTACGAGACTCGGTTCCCGGACTGGGATTTCGGTCGCCTCGTGTTCGTCGATACCAGCGGCCCTGCCTGGTCGCCCGGCATCCTGACCTACACCTCGGACCTGTCGGGTCGGGCAAACTGGCAGTCGGGTGCCGCGAAGGACATCCCGCTTGCTGACGTGTCGCAGGACATGCAGACCAAGACGTTCCAGCTCGCAGCCATCGGCTATCAGTGGAACATCGAGGAAGTGAACACGGCCTACCAGGTCGGCGCAAGCCTGCCCGATCGCCGCGCCCGCGCTGCCCGCCTCGCCTACACCAAGTTCATGTACGACATCACCCTGTTCGGTTCGGCCGAGAAGGGCCTGGGCGGCATCACGAACTATCCGGGCGTCACCACCATTACCGCTCCCGCCGATGGCACTGGATCGGTATCGTTCTGGGTCGATGAAGACGGCGTGGGCACGAAGACCCCCGCGCAGATCGTACGTGACATCAACGTGGCGCTCCAGGGCATCAGCCTCGCGACCTACGAAGTCGAGATGGCTGACACGATCCTGCTGCCGGTCGAGGCCTACAACTACATCGCGGCCACGCCCTACAGCGCGACCACGATGGAGACGATCCTCTCGTTCGTGCAGCGGACCAACATTTACACGCTGACCACGGGCCGCCCGCTAACGATCCGCGCGGTTCGCGAGCTGGGCACCGCAGGCGCCGGCGGCACGGGCCGTATGGTCGTCTACAAGAACGACCAGGACTACGTGAAGCTGCACCTGCCGATGCCGCACCAGTTCCTGCCCGTCTATCAGGACGGCCCGCTGAACTGGATGATCCCCGGTATCTTCCGTACCGGCGGCATCGAACTGCTGACCACCGTGGCGTTCCGCTACGTGGACGGTATCTCGCAGCCTCCCGCTGCCTGATCGGCACAGCCCGACACATCAGAGGCCCGCCTTTAACCGGGCGGGCCTTTTTTGCTGGAGCCTGACATGACGAAACTGACAGTCCGCAATCTCACCAATTCGCCGTTCGATATCGAGGGCGGCCACCGGCTCCCCGCCATGGGCAGTGTCACGGCGGAATTCTCCGATCAGTATGCGGCCCTGCTGCGCCGTTCGCCGGGCGTTGACGTGGTCGAAGCCGTGGAGGCCCCGGCACCTGCGGCTACTTCCGCCCCCAAGGCCGATGCACCGAGGAAGCGCAGTCGGAAAGCCTGACGAGGCCGCCAAGCAATTTTTCTCTCCGCGACACACATGGGCCGCCTCGCAGAGCCGGGGCGGCCTTCTCTAGTCATACCGGTCAGGTTTGCGCGCCTAAACGTCAGTTTACGCATTTGAGTTCCCAAGTTTCGTCAGACTAAAAATTTACAGCGGCAAACCGTTTAATTGCTTGTCAATCAATCATGTTTGTCGCAGCAAACACACGCGACCCGAGGGGAAGAGCGTAAGCGATTCCTCTTTCACCTACCCGGCCCATTTTTTTGGGCCGGGTATTTTTTATGTATCAAAGTGACCTGTTCACCCTTTTGAAATATGGATTGTGGCAATAATCCCATTCGCAATCGTTTTTAGCGGTTGACCTTATTCCCCGTCGGGTCGCACGAAGGGGGCGCCGGTGAGTGTCAGAGGCACCACCGGCGCACATGCTTTTCCGCAATGACGGTAATATACCATCGCATGCCCCGGCACTTTGCAGCATGGCTTACGCTCGCCTTCCGCTCGCCCAATTCAAGGCCACCTACCCGGCCTTCTCAACCCTGACCGAAGAACCCTATGCCGCCTGGGCGACCAAGGCTGAGGGGCGCGTCGGTGAAAGCTACGGCGACGAGCAGCAGGACGCGACCGAGCTGCTGACGGCACACCTGCTCGCACTCAATGGAATCGGCGGGGCGCCCGGCGCGGCAATGCTGGCCGCCACCGGCGCGACCTCGTTCAAGAGCGGTACGTTCCAGGCATCCGTGTCGGATACCGTCGTCGCCCAGCGGGCCAAGGGCGGGTACGCCGCCACCGTGTGGGGACAGCAGTTCGCCGAGATCCAGCGCCGGCTGTTCGGCGGGCCGGTGCTCATCGGCTTCACCGGAGTGCCCTGCTGATGCTGGATCAAGCCTTCGCGGACATCGGCCTTGCTTTCTCGCAGGCTTTCGGGGGCATCTTCTGGCCTGCCCAGATCATCACGAACACACCTGCCGAATACGACGACGGCGGCTCGATCATCGTCCCCGGCGGTGTCGTCAAGCGCGACTGCCAGGCCCAGGTCGACGCCGCCACGCTCGCCATGCGCCAGACCGAGGGCTTCGCCGAGAAGGACCGTCGCATCATCGTGCTTGCGGCCACCCTGGAGGGCCCAGAGATCACGACCGAGGACCGGATCGAGTTTCTTGAGGGGCCGTTCGTCGGCCTCTGGATGATCGAGAGCGCCGTGCGCGACACCGCGGCGGCCGGGTTCGAACTGCGCGGACGGCAGGCCTGATGGCGAAGTCACGTCTAATTGGCGCGAAAGCCCACGCAGCACGGCTCAAGAAGCTCACCGGCCAAGCCATGGTGCGCGAGGTGGGCAAGGCCCTGTTCGCCGCGGGCGAGCTGATCCAGGTAGAGGCCCAGATTTCGATCACGGCCGGGGCGGTGTCAGGCAAGCAGCACAAGCCGTCCGCCCCCGGCGAGGCGCCGAACAATGACACGGGCACGCTGGCTGGCGCGATCGAGACGAACCAGGTCGCGCCGCTGGTAGTCGAGGTCAGCAGTAACGCGCCTTACGCGGCCGCGCTGGAGTTCGGAACCTCCCGGATGGAATCGCGCCCGTACATGCAGCCGGCGCGCGATGCGAAGCGCCGCGAGGTTGAGCAGCTCGTTCGCCGCGCCGTCGACAAAGCCGTGAAATCCAGCAAATCAGGAGACGCATAATGCAGACCGTCACTTTCGCCCACGAGTACCGGCACAAGCTGGATGAGCTTCGCGAGGCCGTCTATCCGCCCAACGTCGAGATCGAGGTGACGGACGCCGTCGCCAAGGCTGCCCGAACCGCAGGCGCCATCAAGCCCAAGGCGAGAAACGGGAAGGCCAAGGTTGATGGCGAATGACTTGCTCCGTGCAGTCGAGCGCGCATGCATCATTTCACTGAAGGCCGATGCACCGCTTGCCCAGATCGTTGCGAAGGCATCGATCGATCCCGTCGCCGAAGCACCCGCTTGGCCGTTCATCCGTCTCGAAGGAACTCAGTCGCTACCGCAGGGTCGTGGCTGCACCGCCCGTGCCGAGGTCTCGTTCCAGCTGCATTCCTTCGCCAAGCCGATCTACAACGGCGCCGGGGCAATGACCAAGACGGCGCGCGACCACGCCGGGGAGATCAATACTGCCGTCGTGGAAGCCCTCCACGGCCACGCCTTCGAGGTCAGCGGCCGCCGCTATCAGTTCCTCGTCCAGTCGTCCCGCCTGATGCGCGACGGTGGCGAGGCCGACGCCTGGCACGGGATCGCGTTTGTTCGTGCAAGGGCCTATCAGGGCTGATACAGCGGCGGGATGGACGCCCCTCTCGCCGAGCGCATGCTGCGCGCATTCCTGACGCAGATGATCCGATCCGAGGCCGTCGATCCCGACGATATCATTGAGGCCGCCGATCGTCTGTCACGGGATGGCGATGAGGAGGCTGCCCACGCCCTCAAGGCCTTGGTGGTCGAGGCCGCCGCGCCAAATCTGTCCGACTGGAATGCCGATCGTGCCCGTGCCCGGTTTCATGTGGTCGACGGCAACGGCGGTAACCCCGACTGAAGGTCGCCTCCAATCTCCAGGTTCCTTGACTGAATACCCAAGGCTCAGGAGAAACCCATGGGACGCATCTTCAGCTTCATCGCGCTTGCCGCCACGGCCGCAGTCGTTTTCGCATCCAATGCCATCGCGGCCGCAATTTCGCGCACGCTTGATCTCATCCCGACTTTCGCCGGCGCCGATGAATTCCGCTTCGTCGCCGATCATCCGCGCTCGATCTTCGAGACCCGCCGCGCCGGTATGGCCTGAGGCTAAGGCCTCCGAAGTAGAAGGGGCGGTCAGCGATGGCCGCCCTTTTCGTTTGCCCAACGGCGGTAAACGGCTAGCGCCCGAACCCATAACTTCGGCACAGACCATGCTGGAGATTGCCCGTGTCCGAGCCGAATAGCGCAGATTTCGCCCTCATCAAGATTCAGACCGCCGATGGCCCGCCCGCCGTGCTCACGCTCGTCTGCGGCATCGAGGGCGTCACCATCAACCGCACCGCCCAGACCAACGAGACTTATCGCCGCGATTGCGCCAAGCCCAACCGGCCTGGCACCCGCAAGCTGCGCGTTACCGGCTCGTCCTGGTCGATCAGCGGCACCGGCTCAGACAATATCGATCTCGAAGAAGAGATGAGCGACGCTTTCGGCGTCCGCAAAACCTACGCGATCGAGCTGTATCGCGACGACGGCACCGACGGCGGCGACCTCATGGGCACCTATGGCGGCACCGCTCTGATGACCACGCGCAACCAGTCCTATTCGCAGGACAGCGCGGGCACGGCTGAAATCACGCTGGAAGGCGAAGGCGCCCTCACCTGGACCGCCGCCGCCTGATGCCTGACACTGCCGTCACGCTAGCCTTTGGGGATGGCGACTATAGTTTCTGGCTCGGCCTCCCTCAGGTGGTCGAGCTGGAGCGCAAGTGCGGGGATAAGTCCATCTTCGCGATGTACGACGCCATGGGTGCCGGGCTGGCCATCGATGGCACTGCGCCAGTCTACCTCGGCGGCGGCTCGGCGATGGTCGCTGAAATCCGCGAGACGATCCGCCTCGGCCTGATCGGCGGCAATTCCGGCATGGTGGACGGCGCCGAGATCGAGGTCGGCCCGCAGAAGGCTCGCGAACTGGTCGAGGGCTATGTGTTCCCGAGCCGCCCCATGGTCGAGGGGCTCCACGTCGCCTGGTCGATCCTGCATGCGGCGATTGTCGGCATCAGCCTAAAAAAAGCGCCCGGCGCGGGGGAGGAGCCGCTGGCCCCCAGCCTCTCCGAAAAGGACAACTGATCTCCAACTGCGGCGGGATGCATCTGGACTGGGAGCGGCTTTCGCTCTCGGGCTACTTCGAAGCGTTGGAGGCCCATAACGAGGCACATGCCTCGCCAGGGTCAGAACCGAAAGCCCCCGGTGATCCTGACCGGCTTCGGAGGTTTGTGGAGGCGCATCGTGGCCAGTGACGAAATCAGCATCACTCGGGAGGACGAGCCAGTTCCCACCACAGGAACCACTTCCTCGTTCACACAGCTACGCGGTTGGCACCTTCAGCCAGGTAATGCCGGAAGCTCCATCATAATCGAAGCTCGTGTGTCGGAGAAATTCTCGACCCAGAACGACATCGAACGGCGTGTTTTCCATCGAGATTGACCCGAAAAGAACCCCTGCCGCCATCCACTTCGCATCCTCAACATAGACTGTCGCCCGATAAATATTCGATGTTCCAACGCCAGTGACGCCTGTCGACTTTGTGACAATCTCTGCCCTAGCCCAATGCGGAATGCAGCGCGGCACAATCCCACTTATATGAGCGCCGGTGTCGATTACGGCGACGATTGGAAACACATCCTCCAGCGAGATGGGGTTGCCAGCAGGGTCATGCGGAGACCGAAAACTCATCCTCAGATCAACGCACGGATAGCCATTAACAGGGTCCGACGGGCGCCCTAAATCATCGATGTACCGGACTTTCAAGATCGCCATACAACCCCCTGATTCGACGCCCAACTATGGATCAGGCATCATCAGGGAGTCGAGGGCGGCTCTAGGGCTTCTCGGCTTTGGTCATTCAGGCAGCTTGCCCTTCGCCCGATCGCTGTCCACGACCTTACCGATAGCGTCGAAAATGCGCTTCTGGCGGGCGGCGGCATCATCGCTTTCGATCTCGCTCTGCATGTAGACCCATGCATATTGAAGGGGATCGTGATCGCCCATATCCCGCCCGATATGCTGGCGGATTTGCTCATGGATCGCCTCCAGGCGTGCCCTCTTCTGCTCCAGATCGACCTCTACCGCACGAATCTGCGCTTCGATGGCCATGCCGTCTTCGTACAGCGACTTGAGATCGCTGACTGGCATTTCACCTAAGCCGCGCTCCAGCATATCAACAACCTCGGCCGTCATCGATCGCCCGCCCGCCGCAGCGCGTAGCTGCAGGCGCTCGCGCATCCCATCAGGCAGGCGAATGATGATTTTGTCGGCTTTGTCGCTTGGTGCACGATTCTTCATAGATACTCGTTAGCCGCCTTCTCAAAAAAATTCACTACCTCATATGGCGACCCATTGACATCGCCATATGGCGATGCAATTGTCTCGCCATACCGCAGAAAGGAGGCGGTATGTATGACCACTACTCCACGCAAAGAGGACAAGATGATCTTCCGCGTGCCTGAGGGCATGCGGGCCGAATTGGAAGAATTGGCATCTGCCAATTGCAGGACGCTGAGCGGTGAGATGATCTTTCATCTCAAGAGCGCCATCAGCGCACATAAAGCGGCCTCGAACCACTCGGCGTAGGAACCAGGTTCGAGGCCACTCCAAAAACCCGGCGCATAGCGCCAAGCATGAAAGGCCCATATCATGGGTGAGATTGTGACTGTCAACTTCCGCGGAGATGACCTTTGCGGGTTCAAGCGCGACGACGGAACCTTTGTGGCCCTCAAGCCGCTCGTAGAAGGTATGGGGCTGAATTGGTCCGGACAAGAGCAGCGCGTGAAGCGCGACCCCGTTCTCAGCGAAGGTATATGTGTCATGCATATCCCTTTCGGTCGAGGTGGGGCACAGGATGCTCTCTGCATCAAGCTTGAGCTGGTCAATGGATGGCTCTTCGGCATCGACACGCATCGCATCAAAGACGAAGCGGTCAAAGAGCGGGTGATTCTGTATCAGCGCGAGTGCTATCAGGTTCTCCACGACCACTTCGCTGGCAAGCGCGCCATTGTTGACCCTGATGGCGAGCCGCACGAGGAAATGTCGATCTCCGAAAAGATGCGCCTCTGCGACATGATCCATAAAGGCTTCGGTACGATGGCCTTCCGGCAAGCCTACTTCAAGATGAACCTGCCGCGCGTCCCGGAGATGTACCGTCCGGAACAGAATGACCTCTTCCATTACGGCATGATCCGGCAGGAGGCTGCATGAGCAATATCGTGAATTTGCCGACACCGGACGAACGCGCCGGCTCTCGCCTTCACCTGATGCGCACCATCAGCCCCGCCCTGTTCGATCTTCCCGAAAATATGGGAACACCGAACGAATGGCTCCACACCGCGATGCAGTGCATTAGCCTTGAAGATCAGGGCACGGGATGGGATGACGGCGTTGCAGTGGTTTCCAAGGCCGCAATCAGCTTGGTCATCATGAAACTGGAAGAGCTTCTGTTCAACGGCCCTGAAATCTCGATCAGGCCGATCGACTGATGGGCAAGTATCTCGAACTCCTCGACGACGAGGATCACGAAATGTCGCCTCACGAACTCAGGGAAGCGAAGATCGAACTCTACGCCGATCTGTTCGGCGAGCAGGCCGGGCACTGGATGCGAGAATACCTCGACGAGGCCGATCGCGTGAAGGCAGCCAACAACTAAACGAAGAGCGGCGCGGGAGTAGTGATCCCGCGCCGCTCATAACCAAATCGATGGAGATCAATCATGGCTTCGAACGTCATACCCTTTCCGCGCGCCCTTGCCAATGACAATCGCACCGATCCAACCCCGCCACCGCCTTACGCGGGCGCGCCGGTCCTGAAAGTCATCGACGGCATAGTAGATCCGAAGATGACGTTCCTGCTGGCCTTCAATGAAGCTATGATCGCCAGCGCAGAACGCGATCTGGTCGAAGCGCGCTGGGCAGCAGCTCACCGTCTCGGCAATTCGGCCGCGCTTTCGGGCGAGAGGGATGCCGCGTTCGCCCGCCAGCTTACTGCCGCCGTTCGCCTCGCGGAGACCCCAGCCATGACCAGGCAGCAGATCAAGATGAAGAAGCGCGGCATCGGACACGTCTGGCTGCATGCGGAGGGTGATTTCTACGAACCATTCCGTCAGGGCGTCGCGCGAGATGAGGCACGTCTTTCGGCATGACGCTTTGCGGGCGGCTCTAGGGCCGCCATCAATATGGAGATAGCTTATGTTCACCGAGCCTACGCCGCCTAAGGCCCAGATTACGTGGAACGAGCAGCGGCGCATCATCCGCGCAGCTTTGAGCGTTTTGCATCCCGTCATCGCTGAGATCAGACCTAATCCAGCAGATACGATGACGCTCGCGACCCACCTTGAGATTACGATCGCGGATGCTCTCGGCGATACGTATGCAGTAGACGCAGTGCCACGCCTTTTTCAGGATATGGCAGAGGCTGCTATCGCAGAGCTATTGGCGGTGTCGTCGGATCGAGGGGCGCTGCCCTAGATCCGACATATTCACTCTGCCGATATTACCCGCGAAAAGCAGTCTGAAACCCTAACCTCTCCAGTTGCCACATATGTATCGACCGCTCCGAACCCGTTGGTCGCCCGGTACTGCATAGTCGCCAGCATCACGCCGTTTTCCACTGGGCCATATGCGGTGAGGACATGCTCGAAACTGGCGGGGTTTCGAAGAGAGCGCTTCACCATTCCGGAGAAATTGAAGGACTCTCCTTTGTATCCTTTGCATTTTTCACCGGGTATCACTGGCTTCGGTGATTCCGCTACCACCGGGCGGGGATTAGGTTTCCCACCAATGGTACTGGCCAGATAGAAAACGCCTAAAACGGCCACTGAAACACCGAGAATTGGCCAGTTGCTGGTTTTACCCAGCTTTGGCTGTTCCGCACCACAGTACCGGCAGACAGAGGCTTTCACCTGGATTTTCTCTGCGCACTTCGGACACCTCTTCACATCGCCTCCCTAATGGCGGTAATTCGCCATATCTTGGCACCTTAGCCTGCCCCCATGGCAGAGATCGACCCGGTAATTCTTCAGCTTCGTGCTGACGTGCTGAAATATAACGCTGACATGCAGCAGACAGCAAGGCGGGTTCAGGCCAGCTTGAACCTGCAAGAGCGATCAATCCTCAGCCTAGAAAACCAGATGCGGACCTCATCCGGCGCGATTACCGGATCGGTCAACCGGATAGGTACCGCAGTTTCGAGCTTGGCAGCAGGCGTTTCACTCATTGCGGTTGCCAAGCAGTTCCTTGATCTCGCCGACGCCTCGAAGTCCATGGAAGCTCAGCTTCGCTTGGCCACAAACGGGTTCGGGTCATTCGCCCAGGCTCAAGCTGATGTCCAGAGAGTGGCGGCCGAAACTCGCTCTGGCCTTGAAGAAACATCCTCACTCTACGGCAGTTTTGCTCGAACCGCGCAGGAGCTGGGGCGAGGTCAGGATGAGGCCGCACAGGCTACGGAGTCGTTCTCAAAGGCTCTAAAAATTGGCGGTGCCGGTCAAGCTCAGGTAGCATCCGCGACACTCCAGCTTGGGCAAGCGCTCGCCTCTACCAATGTGCAGTGGGAGGAGCTTGGTCAAATTCTGGAGGCTTCGCCGCGCCTGGCTCGCGTCTTCACCGACTCTTTGGGGATCACCCGCCAAGAGCTCAAGAAGATGGCGGAGGACGGAAAACTCTCTGGCCAGATGCTTTTCGACGCCCTCAATGACCCGAAGATTCTGAAGCAGCTCAATGCCGAATTTGATGGCCTGCCCACCACTTTCGAGCAGGCGATGACATCGATCAACAATGCTGCGATCACTACTTTTGGGGCCTTTGATCGAGGCGGACAATTCTCAACCGCCATTGCCAACTTTGTGACCGATGGAGGCAAAGGGTTCGCGTCGCTTGAACAAGACGCCTTGGATCTTGGTGTTTCAATACGGTCAAGCCTCGAAGGCCTTGGCGACGTTTTCGATCCGCTGTTCCAAGCAGCGAAAACGACGTTTTCGTTTATCCGCGAAAGCGCTTCTGGCGTGTCTGACTTCCTCAAGGATCAGACCGGCGCGAGTATCGGTGCTGAAGGGCTTCTTTATAACATCGACGGCGCGGTTGGTCTGAGCGGATACAATCCGAACCTGCTTGGGCGGTATAGAAAAACCCGCGACGCCTCGGCCGCCAGGCTGCGTAACGAAATGGCTGAGCGCTCAACGGCGGATCTGGCTAACACGTACTTCGATCGGTTCGGCAATCCGTTGCAGCGAAACGTTCCTAAGCCGGCAGGTCCGTCGGACGCCGATCAGAAAAAGGCTGCGGCCGCCCAGCGTAAAGCTGAAGCTGAGGCCAGAAGGGCGGAGCAAGAGCGTCTGCGAGCCATACGCGACGACGCCTCGAAGGCGCGTGACGCGGCGAGATTGCAGGACGATGTAAATGCCGCAAAGGCTGCCTTGGCGACGGCTACGGAAGACGTTCTAGCCTACAACCTCCAGGCGATCGACAGCGACGAACGTCAAAGGCTTGCGGAGTACGAAACCCAGCGCAAGTTGGGCCGCATCAGCGAGCAGGAGCTTGCTGAACGAACTGCCGCGGTAAAGGAGATCGCCGAACTCCAGCGCGAACGCGCACAGCGGATTGCTGACGAAAGCAATCGGCGTGACAATCTGGAGAGATACAACGCCTCCATCCAGGACAATAGCGATCTTCTCCGCGCGCAAGCCGACTTGGTGGCTACGCGGCAGGAGCGCAGGGACATCGAGTTCCGCCTGCTTGACCTTAGCTATGAGCAGGAGCGTGCGGAGCTGGAGGCCGTCCAGAACAGCAATACCGCGTCCGACGCCCAAAAGGAAATCGCCGAACAGCGCCTCCGTATCCTCGACCAGCTCAAGGGATACGACGCTGAGCGAATCGGCCGCCAGTACGAATCCCCGCTCGAACAGCGCCGCCGACAGGCCCGTGATACCGCCGATAACCTCTCTGACGCGATCGAAGGGATCGAACTCAATGCGGTAGACGAACTTACCGATGGCCTCGCCAGGGCATCGACCGAGTTCATCAAACTCGGGGGTGTCGCGGGCGATGTCCTGAACTCGATCATCAGCGACTTCGTGCGACTCGCAGCCCAGCAAGCGATTTTCGGCAGCGGCGGCATTGGTTCGGGTGGCGGCCTACTGGGCGGTATCGGCAAGCTGTTCGGGATCGCGGGCGCCCGCGCCGCTGGCGGCCCTGTGTCCGGCGGCCAAACCTATCTCGTCGGCGAGAACGGACCCGAACTGTTCCGCGCACCGACCAGCGGCACGATCGTCCCGAACCACCAGCTGAACGCCACGGCGGCCGCATCGATGACCGGAGTGCGCGCCGCCGTAGCAGGATCGACCGGCACAGTTGCCCAAGCCCTTCACTTCGATCTCCGCGGTGCCGTAGTGACGGAATACCTGCTCGCACAGATGAACCAGATGGCGCAAGATGCTGCGATCCAAGGCGCTCAGGGCGGCCGGGCGCTGGCAGCCCGCGACCTCAAGGCGATGTCTCGCCCCCGCATGTGACGGCGGTAATCTTCACCGCCAAGTGACCGCATTTTACCGCTATGGATACTCAGACAGCTATCAGCAATTACGAGGATGCCCTCCAGCACGTCCATAAAATCGGCGCGCTGGAGGGCGAGATCACGCCCGAGAAACTGCAAGCGTTACTTGGCCTCGGCTATGCCGCTGGTGCAGGCGGACTGCACCAGTTCAGCATCGCTGGCGTTACGGCTTATTCTTGTCCCACGTCTCTCGAACCTCAGGGTCAAGAATGTAATTCTGCGCCAAGCTTAAGTGCAGGGACACGTTGCTATGATCCCCGTCAATCCCGGCCTTAGCCAAAATCGCTATCATCTGGTATGCAGCCCTAAGTGATGCCCGCAGCTTCTCAATTTCCTGCAGTGTCGAATCGGTCATGACTTCTCCTTTTCAGGTACACGATGCCGTCCCGAAAAAGGGAGTCAATCGACGGCGGTAATCTGAGGCCGGGGGCAAACCTACCCTCACGGCATGGCCGAAATCCCCATGCCCGCCGGTGACCTTGAAGACGTACAGATCGAGCTTGACCAGAACTTTCAGGTCAACCGCTCGGAATGGACGGGTCGCCGCCGTGTCAGCGGCATGCCGGGCGCACAGAAGTGGTACGCCAGCGCTCAGGTCGATATCGCCACCGAGGACGAGGAGCGGCCTTGGCGACTGTTCTTCCTCAAGCTGCGCGGGCCGGTCCACCGCTTCCGCTTCCCCGTGGCATGCAGCCAGCGCGCCGGCCCGAACCCGACGGTCAGAGCGGGCGCGACCCCGCTGACCACCCTACCCCTTCAGGGACTGCCTGCGAACACGACCGTTCTCAAGGGCGGCCACTACCTGACCGTTCCCCTTCCCTCCGGCCACCACCGCTTGGTGATGCTGACCGAAGACTTGGTGACCAACGGCGCCGGGCAAGGGACGGCCACCTTCGTGCCCGAGCTGATGGAAGCCCCGGCCGAGGGAACGACGGTGGAGACCATCGCGCCCTATCTGCACGCCTCGTTCGATAATTCCCGCCAGGGCTGGAAGACGAGCAACGGCGTCACCGCCTTCATGATCAGCACGGAGGAGGCCCTTTAGATGCCGCCTATTCATGAACTCCGAGATTATTTCGTTGCGCGTTGCCCTGGCGGGAGCGAGCGAGATTGTTGGCCTTGGACCGGACCAAAGCAAAACACGGGCTATGGCATTGCGTGCATCGGCGGTCGCCGGCTGCAAGCAACCCACATTTCGTTGACGTTGGATGGCCGCCCGCGCCCGATTGGTTTGCTGGCCCTGCACTCTTGCGACAACCCGATATGCGTTAATCCACATCATCTCCGCTGGGGGACGGTTAAAGAGAACGCCGCAGACATGGTTTCTCGCGGGCGCGCTGTAGGCCGCGATAGACATTGGACAAATCTCCAACCGCATCGCCGTGCACGAGGTGACACACACGGTGCGCGCGTCAAGCCAGAGAAGGTTTTGCGCGGCAGCGCGAACGGCGGATCGAAACTTACTGAGGCTGACGTCCTCGCCATTCGGGCTGACACTCGCGCAGGTATTGATGTGGCTCGCGATTATGGGGTCACTGGGACCACAATCTCCAAAATTCGACAGCACCAAGCGTGGAGGCACGTATGAGCCGCCCCGACGCAGCCGCCGCCGCGGCCCTCGATGACGACGTCATCCGCCCCGGCTTCTTCGTGTTCCTCGACATCGATACCAATCCGGTGCGCTTCAACACGCTCGGCTATGACGTGACCATCACGGGCACCTCATTCCCCGAGATGAACGATCAGCCGTTCATCGGCACCAACGGCAAGTTCGTCGACATCGGCTCCGTGCAGGCGAAGTCCGGCGGTTCCGACCAGCTGGAGTGCAGCCTTTCGGGCCTCCGCGACATCGACAACGAGACGCTGAACGTGATCGGCGACCAAGCCAAGTGGCAGGGCCGTCCCGCCTACCTCTGGCGGATGATCCGCGACGAGAACGGTGTCCAGCGCGGCGCGATCCAGCACTACTACACCGGGTACATGACCTCTCTGGCCATCGAAGGCGACGCCAGCGAGCAGCTCATCCGCCTTTCGATCGAAGGCTATCTCTCAGCCTTCAACCAGGCCAGCAACCGGACCTATCTCGACCAAGAGCTGTTCGACCCCGGCGACCAGTCCGCCTTGGCCGCCATCGCCATCGCGAACGGCACCTCGACCTCCAACACCACCCCGATCGCCCAATCCTCCGGGCGCTCGAACCTCTGGAAGACCGCAGGAGCGCTGTCTTGAACCGCCTACCCGACTGGGAGGCGCGCCTCAGCGCCTACCTTGCACCGCTCATGGACGATGCCGTCTTCACCTGGGGGCGATCGGATTGTGCCCTCGTTACAGCGGACGCAGTGCTTGCGATGACCGGCGAGGACATCGCCGCGCTGTTCCGCGGCAAGTATAGCACGGCCGCAGGATCGGCCCGTGCCCTCAAGCGCTACGGCGCTGGCGACCTCAAGTCCACGTTCGACACGCTGCTGCCGCCCAAGCCCATCGGCTACGCGCGCCGGGGCGATGTGGTCATGAGTGACGGGGCCGTGGGCATCTGCATCGGCGGTGCCGCGCTGTTCATCGGCGAGCGCGACGGAGTGGACGGGCTCTATCGCGTCGACCGCGCCGAATGGTCCCACGCGTGGGGTGTCGGCGAATGAGCAAAAAGCTTTTTTCCACCGTAGGCAAGATCGCTGGTGTCGTAGCTGGCGTCGCACTGGTCGCATCTGGCATCGGCTCAGCCCTTGGCGGTACCATGCTGTTCACCGCATTCGGTGCGTCGATCGCGGCATCCACCATCGCGACCGTCGCTGGGGTCGTCTCGCTTGGTGCGTCGATGCTCTCGCGCCCAAAGGCGCCGGCCACCTCTTCCGAATCCACCGATCGCCTCTCCGTGAGCATGGACCCGCGCGCGCCGCGCAAGTTCGTCCTCGGCCGCACCGCCATGGCCACCGACATCCGCGACCAGGAGTTCTCCAACAACCAGGAGTACCTCCACCGCTTCGTCGTCACGTCGAGCCACAAGGCCAGCGCGATCGAGGAGATCTGGTTCGACGACAAGAAGGCGTGGTCGTCCACCGGCGGCGTGACCAGCGACTTCGCTGGCTATCTCACCGTCACCCCGATCCTTGAGGGTTCGGCGGCGAACGCCATCAACCTCAGTGCTCGCATGGGCGCGACCCGGCGCTACACCGGCCTGTCGTATGTCTATTTTCGCTTCAAGCTGACCGGCAACAGCAAGAAGGCGGAGAGCCCCTTCGCGCAGTCGATCCCGACCCGCGTGACGATCATCGGCAAGGGCGCGCCGACCTATGACCCCCGCCTGGACAGCACCGTCGCGGGCGGGTCCGGCGCCCACCGCGCCGCAGACCAGACGACCTGGGCATGGAACGACGCGGCGAGCCGCAACCCAGCGCTCCAGTTGCTCTGGTATCTGCTGGGCTGGCGCATCAAGAACCCGGCCACGAACGAGTGGCGCCTCGCCGTCGGCAAGGGCATCCCCGCCGCGCGTATCGACCTCGCCAGCTTCATCACCGCGGCGAACCTCTGTGATGAGCCGGTGACGCTGGCAGCGGGCGGCACCCAGCCCCGGTATCGGTCCGACGGTGTGTTCTCCGAGGCCGACGCCACCGGCACCGTGCTGGACCAGCTCAAGGCGGCCATGAATGCCGAGCTGGACGACGTGGACGGCAAGATCCGCATCACGGTCCTGCACAACGACCTCGCCACCCCCATCGCCGACTTCAACGACGACGACATCCTCGGTGGGTTCACCTGGGACCAGACCGCGCCGCTCGACGAGACGTACAACGTCGTGCGTGGCACCTTCATCGATCCCTCGACCACCTCGCTCTATCAGGCGGTGGACTTCCCCGAAGTGCGGATTGCCAGCCTCGACGGCATCGACCGGATCGAGACTGTCGATTTCCAGACGGTGCAGGACGCATCGCAGGCGCAGCGCCTGGTCAAGCAGCGCATCGCGCGCATGCTCTACTCGGGCCGGTTCACCGCGACGTTCAGCTATCGGGCATGGAAGGTCCAGAAGAACGACGTCATCCGCCTCACCTTCGGGGCGCTGGGCTGGACCAACAAGCTGTTCCGCGTGATCGAGACGGCTGTGCAGGTGGACGGTGAGGTCCCGATGGTCCTGCAAGTCGAGAACGCGGACATCTACCTCTGGGACCGGGACGAGCGCCCAGCGATCCAGCCTGTCGAGCCCACCAGCTACGATCCTTATCTGAACCCGATCTATCAGGACGTGGTGGAGCCGAAGTATGCCGATGGCGTCCCGATCGACGATCTGCGTCCCGCCGAACCCGGCGCAACCGACGGTGCGAACCAGGAGGAGAAGGATCTTCTCGCCGAGCTAGACGCCGACATTGCCCAAGCTGAGATCGACATTGCCGCAGCCCAGCAAACGATCGCCAGCATCGAGGCAGACGCCGCTGCCACGCAGGCGGCCCTGACCCAGGCCCAGAACGATATCCTTGCAGCTCAGGCCGACATACTGGCCAACGGCGAGAACATCCAGACCCTGACCACTACGGTCGGGGATCAGGGCGCCTCGATCACTACGCTCCAGCAGACCGCCAGCAACCAGGCGGGCCAGCTTTCAACGTTGTCGCAGACCGTGGCGACGCAGGGCGGGCAGATCAGCACCAACGCTACCGCGATCACCACCTTGCAGGGCAGCGTGTCGACGTTGTCCCAGACGGTGTCCACGCAGGGCGCCAGCATCACGTCGTTGCAGACCGCATCGTCTACGCAGGCCGGGCAGATCGCCACTCTGACAAATACGGTTTCAGCGCAAGGGTCGGCAATTACGACCAACGCCACGGCAATCAGCAATGCGAATACCAACATCGCCAATCTGACCATTGCGGTAGAGGCTCACGGCTCGTCGATCACGTCGCTGGCCACAGCTGTTTCTACCCAATCTGGCGACATCGCCACGCTGACAACTCGTGTCAGGGCAAGTACCTCTAACCTTGCGCCCAATGGAGGGTTTGAAAACGGCACCGATGGCTGGTCCTCGAATGCCGCCTTCTACCCTGGTTCCGCCTCGGATGCATGGGGGGCTTACGCAGCGACCACCAGCACGATCGCGAATGGAGCTTCTGCGATCCTTTACCGGGAAGTTCCTGCGCGTGCCGGCGTTCCCTACACCCTCACCGGGGACATGGGGCAGCTCATTACAGGCGGTGTCGGCAGTCACTACTTCGTGATCGAGCCGCTTGACGCCTCGGGAGCAGCGCTCGGATCTCCGGTTAATGGTCCCGCGCGAGCCAGCGGAGTGAGCTTTGACGCGACAGGCGCTAGCAGGGATCAGTTGAAAGTAACTCTGCCATCCGCGCCAACCGGGACGGCGAAGCTGCGCATTTATGCCGTGTGGTTCAAGCAGAGCGGGACGGTGCAGAACTTCCACGTCCGGCAGGTCAAGCTGGAACAGGGCACGGTGGCTACCTCGTTCTCGCAGGAGGCGAGCGTCGTTCAGTCGTTCCAAACGCTCACGACCCTGAACACCCAATACGCCTCCCTCTCTACCACCGTCAGCACCCAAGGGGTAACGATCACCCAGCAGCAGACGGCGATCACGACGATCAACGGGAACGTGACGACGCTATACGGTCGCGCCGCACTGACGATCGAGGCTGGCGGGGTCATCACTGGGTGGGAGGTGAACAACAACGGTACCACCGGCGATATCAAGCTGCGGGCTGATCGCGTTTCCGTCGTGACTGCAACGGGCGGCACGAAGACGTTTGAGATCCGACAGGGCACAATCATCGGTTACTACCCGAATGGCAACAAGATGTACCAGCTCGGCGATTCCTCGGTGGTCTGATGCCTACCGGACTTTTGATCTGGAATACGGCCAACGCACTGGTTTTCGACACCACGTCGATAGCCGGGCGATACGCCGGGACCCTGGTGTTGACCGGACCTGCCCAAGGAAACTTCGCTATCACCGGCATGCAGGCAGGTAACCAAGCCTGGATCGACGTGCAGTATTACAATGTGCCGGTCATGAATCTTCAGGACGCATTGGTGAAGCTGATCAATGCGACGACGATTAGCTATGACGTTCGCTACCTGCCCGCAGGGGCGATCACTCACGTCCATTATGGGTGGAAGTGATGGCCGCTATCTCCACGATCTGGGCGCCTGATGGTCAAAGAATTCTGTTCGACGCGCTGTGGCCACAGATGGCCCTCGTCGGGAAAGGCAGGATTACGACGCTCACACAAACGATCACCGTCACGGGCGGGATCAACCCTCTGGTCGCGTTCCGACCCATAAACTGCAATGCAGCAATCGCCACTCAGGGCCGCAGCGGTTCGACGTTCACCTACGACATGAAGATGTATAGCCAGTCGAGCGGGGGTTATGTGGACTATTGGGTCTACGATAAGATACCTCCAGTCAAGCCGACCAGCGGAGCGGCGTTGTTCCTACTCGACGTAAACGGCAACTGCACGTTCAGCACGGCGCGAACCCCAATGGTGCTTGCGCCACAATCCTCACAGCCAGCGGGCCGGGTCTATGCGATCTCGCCTTCAACCGGCCCATACTTCCGGGAGCAGGTCGACGCGGACGTGGACACTTTCGGCATTCCGATCTTTCGACGGATCACCGCGGTTGGGGGCTGGGTCTTCGACGGAGCATCGTTCTCCATTCAATCGTTCACGACGACGGATCACTTTGGATTCAGCTCCGATGCCGTGTACGATCCTAGCCTCAGCGATTACCTCGTCCTCGATGTCACCAATCACTGAAGCCCTACTAATCGGCTCGTACGCAGCGCTTTTGCGCGGCTGCCTTCCGGATTGGCGGGATGGGCATGTGGGCGACATAGACTTCATCTGCACTCGCCCGGCCGCCGAGTTATTGCTGGGGCGCTTGGGTGGCGAAATTATCGAACACAGCCCAGATCGTTGCTACCACTTCGACCGTCAAGGCCTGAACATCGACATCGACCTGCGCGGTCATTTGCTGCCGACCATCGTACATCATGCCGACATCATGGACGTTCCGATTAACGGCGCGACAATCCGCTGCCTCGTCGCCCGCCCGCACCTGGTAGCAGCTCTCCGTGCGGTATCATGGAGCCTTGTCCCTACAGCGATCGACAAGGCTAAGCGCGACGTCCGGGGTTACGCCGAACTCGGTATCGAAATCGACGCACCCTTGAGAAAGGCTGCAATGGCATTCCGCAAGCCTGTCTGACGGCGGTAATTTGACCGCCCTTCCCCCGGCATGCTCGAGCGGAAGGAGTTTTCATGCTGCACCTCAAGACGGCCGCCGGTGAGCGGCTTGAGATCCCCGCCGGATGCATCATCGCTGTCATCAAGCCGTGTGACGGCGAGAACCCGTGCGCTGTGGTCTACGACATGGGCTTCGGGCAACAGCTCGATCAGCTCTCAGACCAATACGGGTTCGTGAAGAAGAACGTCATCGACAGCATGGCGATCGTGAACGCGATCGAGGTCCGCCATATCGAGGGGGCTATTATCGCCACCGCGGACAATGGCGCCCCGATCTTCGGCGTCCCCTACAACGAAGGGCGCATGTTCTTCTCGCGCTCGCTGATCTCCGGGCGCCGTGAGGTGAAAGGGGACGCCGTTCCGGGGTGTAAGTCGCGATTGTTCGTCAACCTCCTCGGCGGCGTGATGCCGATCAACATCGCCGACACACTCGACGAGCTGGACGGCGTGGAGGCGGATGACGCGCCGATCGCCCCGCCCATCCCCATGCCGCTGCCGGCCGAAGGAGCCTGACCCATGAGCCTCCCCCAGATTTCGACCGATGTCACTGCGGCATCGTGCGCGCTCTCCACTGTCTCGTGCGATCTGGCCATCATCAAGAGCTTGGCGACCACTGCTGCGGGTGAAGGCGAGCTTGAGCCGCCCCTCGCATCCCGGATCGCCCAGCTTGAATGCACCGTCGCGACCCTCGCAGGTCAGCTTTCCTCCATCAACAAGCGGGTGATCGACCTGCTCTATCCTCCCGAAGGAGCCTGACCGATGCCAACCGCCGCCGAACTGCTGGCACAGCGCAATGACCTTGATCGCCAGATCGCCATCGCCAATCTCGAAGGGCTCCAGGCCATCCTCGCCGCCCTGAAGGCAGGCAAGGCCGCCACCCTGGCCGACGACATCACCGCCCTGCTCCCGCAGATCGCGTCCGACAACTCGCTCGGCACGCCGTTCAGCCAGGCATCGGCGGTCGTCACCACCATGCGCAACGTGACGAACTACTTCGAGGGCGAAGTGGCGCGGGTGCAGTCGATGGTCGACGCACAGACCGAGGCCTGAACACGGTGTCCGATCCCCGCAAGGCCGTCTTTGATGCCGTCCGCTCCGTTTCGCCTCCCGGCCTGTTCGACGATCCGGGCAACATCCTTGCCCTCGACAACCTCCTCGACGCTTTCGGAGCACCGCGCATGTCCGCGACCACCAGCATCCCCGAAGACTACTGGCCCATGCTCTCAAAGATCGAGAGCAATAATCGCCCGTACATCAAGGCGAGCACCTCCAGCGCATCCGGCCTCTACCAGTTCATCAAGTCGACCTGGATCGGCGAAGGCGGCAAGTGGGGCGCGGATGCGAGCAAGGCGTTCGGTGGCCTCACCCCGCCGGAGAGCGAGCAGACCGCGCGCGCCAAGACCTTCACCGAGAAGAACGTCGCGATCCTGACGGCTAAGGGCATCCCGATCAACAAGGCGTCGCTCTATGCCGCGCACTTCTTCGGCGCGGGCACGGCGGCCAAGGTGATCGCTGCTGACGTGAACGACCGGGCAGACCAAATTGCCGGAATTGCGGCGACGAATGCGAACCCTTCGATTCTCAAGGGTAAAACCGTCGGCCAGTTCCTAACCTGGCTGCACGGCAAGACCGGCGAATGGGCTCGCTGAGCTACATCGGGGGCACATGGAACACTTCGACCTATCTCTATGGCTCAAGGTCGGTATCGGCCTTGCGATCTCGTCGATCGGCGGCGGCCTCGCCCACGTGATGCAGGAGAACGACAAGGGCAACAAAATCGTGTTCTGGCGCGTGAGCCTAAACATGGCTTCGTCCGGCTTTGTCGGCGTACTGGTCACGCTGCTGTGTGAAGCCATGAAGGTCGATCCGCTCTGGACCGCATTCGCTACCGGCGTGTTCGGATGGCTGGGCGCAAACGCGTCGATCCGGCTCCTCGAACGCATCGCCTACGAGAAACTCGGCATCAAACTGCGCGCCAATACCGATGTTCGCGTTGAAGCCGCCAAAGCTCAAGAGGAGGACAGGCCGTGAAATGGCTCATCAGCTTTCTGACCCCCTGGAAGTCCGAACTGTTCGCAATGGTCGGCGTGCTGGCCGTCTGCGGCATCGGCGCAACGATCGCGGGTTACCTACACATCCAGCGGCAGAACGATCAGATTTCCACGAAAGACGACCAGATCGCAGCCCTCGGCGTCGCCAACAAAGGTTTGTCCGCGCACGTCGCCGAGCAGGATCGCCTGCGGGCACTTGAGCAGCAGAACACCATCCTCCTTCAAGACAAGCTCGCTCTCATCGAACAACAGGGCGTCGCCTCAGCCGTCCAGATCCGTGAACTGGAGAAAAGCAATGCGGAAGTTCGCGAACTCATGGCTCGCCGCCTGCCTGCTGACCTGCGCCGGGTGCTCGAACAGCAAAGGTGAGATCGCCTCGGCGCCGCCGCTTGTCTATGAAGGCATCCCTGCCGGGCTGATGGAGCGCTGCACCGTGCAGGACGTGCCGCAGGAGACGGTCGCCTCGATCATCGAGAGCAGGGGCATCTACATCAAGGCGTTCAACAAGTGCGCGGCGAAGGTCGATGCGATCCGAGCCCATGATGCCGAGGCCCGCGCCGGGCGGAAACCTCAATAGCAGATGCGGTCAAGCTCAGCGTCGCGCAGCTGTGGGATCTCGATGACCTCGACGGCCTGCTGCATCTTTTCCCGCAGCCGCTGGAGCACCGCCGGGAATATGTCCACGAGCTGGACGTAATCGTCGATCGTTACCCCTTCCCGATCTGCCTGCCTGTGCCGGTGCTCAGCAAGCCTTACGAGGTCATCGTCGGAGAGCGGAAGCGTCAATTGGTCGATTGCCATGGGATGGCCCTTTCACGAATCAGCGTTCCCGGCTTATAGCATGTTCACTATCTGTTCTCATATGGAGTTTGTCGTGGAGAGAACCGTGAACCTGCCGATCGAGGTGGCCGAGCGCTTGCTCGGCACGGCCGCCCGCGCCGGTGGCGTCAATGACGCGCCTACGCTGATGATGTTCGCCGAGGTGAGGAAGCGCATCGAGGACGAAAGGCGCAGGCGATGAGTTGCCGTATCTGCACAGCGAACGATGAGGAATCGCTGGTCGAGCAGATGGCGGAGGCCATGTGGTCCACACAGGAGAGTGCAGACACCCATACCGATTGGAGCCCGTGGGAAGACGCTGGGCCCTACTGGCAGCGTATCATGAAAGATTATGCGCGGGCGTCGCTTGGTGTGCTGCGGCGGGACTTCGCGGGCTAGTCGTCAGACCCGGCGCCCTCGCCCGCCAGGACGTCGAGCATCCGGTTGAAGAACTCCAGCAGGGCCGACTCGTCATGCGGCCACCCCGTGAAGTTCGCATCCTTGAGCGCGCGCTCTACGTCGTCCTCGGTAGCTTGGCGGAGGGTGGATAGGTCGGTCATTCGATCAGCTTACCATCTTCCTCAGCCAGCGCCGAGAGGTAATGGTCGCGCGTGAAGGTCCGGAGAAAGTCGTGGTAGCCACTCAGGACGAATGAAAGGTCATGTTGGTTATATGCCTCAACCATCGCCTCACTCGGCTCCTTGAGCGCCTCCAGCACGGCCTTTATCGCGGCGTCGGCTTCGGCCAATTTGCCATCGATATAAAGGGGCAGGGGAAGCGATTTCGCAACTTCCCACATTTTCGGACTATTGCCGCCAGAGTGATCCGATGCGTCTGATATAGCCCTAGCCACCTTCTGGCGAAGATCGGTCATCAGCGTTATTTCCTTACCAGAGTGAGGCCAGGCCCGTCAGCACCGATCACAAATACTTCTTTAAATAGAGCTGTTGCGTCTTCGTCTATTACGATACCACCATTGCGAATGGTGAGGTTGCACACCAGCGTCATGTCCCCGGCGATCCAGGCCGCAAGACTTAGGCGTGAATTGCCGATGAAATACCGCAGTCTGTCCATAAATTCATGAAATTTCAGCATCACCCTTCCCTCCTGTGTTCGCCGCGCTCGATAGCATCGATGCACCACGACATTTCCTCCATGCCGTCGCAGGCCTCTCCCCATGCTGTGCTGGCGTCGTTCCGCAACCAAGCCACAACAGCCGCCATCTCCTCGTCTCTTGCCTTCTGGAGAGCGGCTTCGATGACGGAGGCGGCGGCCTCAGAGTGGCCAAGTGAGACAGAGCCATTCTCATGGGGGGTGAGTGGGCGACTGTGCCATGCGCGCCGAGCCTCCCACCACACCTTCACCGCCTCAGGGGATTGGCTCATACTCCGTCTCCTGCGCGGGCGCGAAGGCAAGTGACAACGAGCGCAAGTGCCGCCAACGATCCACCAGCAGCGGGAAGCCCGCCCGGCTTACCACGGTTGAACAGCTTCGCGGCCCACCGTCCTTCGCCGTCGAACTCTATGAGAGTCCCGAGGCGGTATTGGGCCGGGATCAGCGTCATCGCCGCGTCGAGGGATTTCGTATACGGAGGGAAAACCTCCTTTACGCGCAGGAGTTGCAACGGATAGCGACCACGCCGATAGACGTTTGATCGCTTCGGCTCGACAAAAAACATTGCGCCGATCTCCGCATCCAACTCCCGATCCGGCCCCTCCGCCGCTTCGACACGCGCCGCCAGCGCAAGAAGCCTCTCTGATTGCTTGGGGTTAGGGGTCATGGGAACAATCCTCCTAGAGAGTACGAAAGGAAGGCAAACAGGACCAAGCCCAAGCCAGCCCATGACATCGTGCCGAGCCACCAGGCAGCCCTCTCAAAACGGCTCATGCCATTGCAGATCCACCTATTCCCCATCCGGAAAACCATGCTGCCTCCCATCGCAATGATCAGCGTGAGAAGTGCCGCGCCCTTTATGAAGGTGAGCATCATGCGCGGCCCTCCTTCCGATAGGCGGAGAGAGGCTGCCGGACGTTCTCAAGTGATCCTTCAAGCAGGGCCGTGTCGCCAGGGTAGACAATACGGAACGCGGCGCTGATCTGGCGCTCAGCAGCCTCCAATCCCCTCGCCATAGCCTCGCAGTGGGCGCGCAGGCGGGCTGCATCCTCTTTCGCGCGTTCGGCAATTTCCCGCTGCGCATCAAACTGCCCGCTCAGGATGCCCATATGCGTCGCCGTGGCTGCCATGAACTGGCCGAACTCGGGATCGAGGTTGTCGCGCGACTGCATCCGGAGCTGGCCGACGAAGGTCTCGGTGGGCCATTCCTCGAAGCGGCCGCCGTCGATCTGGCTTTCGATCTCCCGGAGGCGTTCGATCTCGTCTGCCGCCTTGCGAATGTCGGCGTTCATCTGCCGCGTAGATCGGTTATGGCAGCGAATGAACATGCCATCGCTTGGCGCATAGTCCCGCAGCCGCTCGACAAGATCGCTCTGGGTGGTCTCAGGCATGGTCATCGCGAATAGCTCCCATGATGGCCGCGCTCGCCATACTTGGCGCGGCGGGTGGCCCATGCTCGGGCGCGAATTTCGGTGAGTTCGGCAGCGGGCTTTGGCGTCGGCTTCTTGCGGCTGAAATCAGGCCCGCAGTCGAGGCCGGTCCCGTCGCACTCCGCGCCGTGGATGCAGGGCCGCTTCATACCGCCGCCTTCGAAACATCGATCGCGAAGACGGCGACCGGATCTGCGCCGAAGTGCTCATGCTGGATGGTGCGCAGGTCGTATCCGCGCCACATGCGCGTCAGGCGGGTCACGCCCTCCACACCACCACCCTTCGGATAGCCCCGCGTCATCACGACGTGGCGATAGGTCCGGCCTTCGAGGCGTTTGGCCCAATGCGGGGTATGCAAGCGAAACTCGTGCGGCTTCGTGCCTGCCACGATCTGGTCGAAGTAGATGCCCTTGACCGGGATGATGAGGTCGCGAAGGGCCGTTTCTAGATCTCTTCCGGTTTTCCCAAGATGCGCTAAGCTATTGACGATTTTGGATTCGGTTTTCCCACCGTAGGGCCCAAAATCGGCGGAAGTCTGCGGATCAATCTTAATTCGGTCTTTACCGGTTTCTTCTACATGCGCTAGGCAACACCAAGGAGGCGACACGGGCGGGCGAATTATGGCGGACCAGGAACAGCGCCTCCTCATGCTCATCGATGACGAGCCGGCCCAGAGCCGCCTGGTCTCCGCGCTGGCGGCGCGGGAAGGCTGGCGCACGGTCATCGCGCGCGATTCCGAGACCGCGATCGCCACGCTCGGCACGCGGCAGGGCATGCAGCTTTCCGCGATCATCCTCGACCAGTGGGTTCCCGGAGACGACGCCTGCGCGCTGATCGCCGAGCTGAAATCCCGCCGCCCGGCCTTGCCGATCCTCATGCTCACCGCCAGCACTTCGCCGCTCCTCGCGGTGGAGGCCATGCGTGCGGGCGCGACCGACTACCTGGTGAAACCGGTCGCTCCGGACCGGCTGATGCACGCCCTGCGCTCCGCCACCACACGCGAAGCCCCGCGCGACGAACTGGCGCCGCTCACCGAGAAGATGCCCTCCAACCCCGATTTCGAATCGATGATCGGGGCCGCACCGAACTTCCGCAAGGCGCTGGCCGTCGCCGCCAAGGCCGCGCGCGGGCATGGTCCCGTGCTGATCGAAGGCGATACCGGCTCGGGCAAGGAGATGCTGATCCGGGCGATGCACGCGGCCAGCCCGCGCGCGAAATCGCCGCTGCGGATCGTCAATGTCGGCGGGCTTCCGGCCAATTCCATCGAATCCACGCTGTTCGGCCACGAAAAAGGCGCCTTCCCCGGTGCTTTCGACCGGCAGATCGGCGCGCTCCAACATTGCGACGGCGCTACGCTCGCGCTCGACGAGATCGACCGCCTGCCGCTTTCCGTGCAGGAACGTCTGCTGGAATCGATCCGCAAGAGCGACGTGCGCCCGATCGGTGCGCGCCATTCGTTCCGCATCGATGCCCGCCTGATCGCTGCCAGCAACCTGCCTTTGCAGGACCTCGTCAGTGAAGGCCATTTCCTGCCCGAACTGCTGGAAGCCCTGTCGCCGACCAAAGTCAGCCTGCCGCCGCTGCGCGAACGCATCGGCGATATTCCCGCGCTCGCCCGCTTTTTCCTCGCCCGCATCGGCGAGCAGCCGGGCCTGCGCGAGTTGGGCATCACCGATGGCGCGCTCTCCCTGCTTGCCGCTTACGACTGGCCGGGCAATGTCCGCCAGCTCCAGGCGGTATTGTTCCGCGCAGCGGTGTTCTGCGACGGCGACGCCCTGACTTCGGAAGATTTCCCGCAGCTCCTCAACATCCTTGGCTCGGGCCTCGTGCCGGCTACCGGGAACCCGATGCAGGAAAGCGCGGGCGTCATG